TTTTCTATGCGGTGTTTGCGGTGTTGCTGTTCACCAAAACGAATCGCCTGCTCTACTGCGCGTTGCTGTTCACGGCGCTGATTGCGGCAGGCTCATTCGTGCCGCCCGATTCTGCGCTGCGCTTCTACTGCCGCCCCGTGATCCTGGAATTCGTGGCCGGGATGGCCATTGGGCAGTACTACCGCCTCGCGAAGCTCCACTGGGCAGCATCCGCAGGCCTCGTCGTTGCCGGCTTCGTTGTGCTGTTGCAGCCGTTCAACATGTGGGTCACTGCGGCGGCGGCTACCTCAGTCGTGCTCGGCGTCCTTACGTTGGAGCCGCGTATCCCACAAATTCGCCCGCTCGCGCTACTCGGTGATGCCTCGTACTCGATCTACCTCACGCATCTGTTTGTATTCGGTGCCACACGGATGCTCTGGAAAGGCGGACCCATCGGGTTTGCGGTCTTCTCGATGGCGGCGGTCGTGGCCGTGTCGATCCTGAGCTACCGCTGGATCGAGCGGCCGTTTCTGCGCATCACGCAGCCAAGGCCTTTGCTAGCAACGACCGGCACGGACCTGCATCGCCACGATGGGGGACCGCCCTGCCTGAGCCGGCCAGACTCAGTCCAGAAGGCTCAGTGGTGATGGGCGGCGAGAGTTCGAAGCCTCCTAGGCCCCGCTCTCATCGAAGCGAAGACAGCACCGTGCCGGCCGTTGCTGGGTTCAGACGAGGCTGGGGCGGATTTCCGTTAGGCCCTGATCGAGTGAGCACTGGTCCACAAAATAACGCGCCGCCCGTTTCGCAGCGCGATTGCACACGAGTACAAGCGTCCCCATAAGCTCAATCATAAAGAAGGGATGCCATGCGCAAGCTCGTCGACGGACTGATCATCACGTTGGGTTTGGGGGCGCTACTGCTGCTGGGATTTCACGGTGGGGCGCACGAGTGCCAGAACCACCCGCTGTTTACGATGCAGGGGACAGCTGAGGATTGTGGGGCGCGGGACTCAGACGGGGATCAGCGAGCCATTGCAACGCTCGCCTCGCGCTAGGTAAAGACATCCCTGTCCGCGCGCTCCTACCTATAAAGACAGTTCAGCGAGGCAAATGGGTACGCTGAATTCCAAAGAAGTGTCGGTCCACCGTGTTACGACTTGAGCAACCCTACCGCGTCAAATTCGGTCTGGTTCGCGCCAGGATTCGGTGTGTTCTGCTGCAAGAACATCACCTTATACGCTTGGAATGGCGTAGTGCCGTAGGCACTGAGGGGAATCTTGTAGGTATTCCACTGCCCGACGACCGGCGGGTTGGGTCCGTACTGCAGAATATTGACCGGGCCGGTGTTGCCGGGAACAGCTATATCCCCCACCGCTTCCATGCCGGAGATCCAGCCGGATACTTGGGTAGGCTTGATTGAGACCGTGACGAAGGCAAAGCCCGTGGTATCGATGTGACTACCGGGCCACAGAGGCTGCCAGCCCACATCGCCCTTGGCGAGCACGTCAACGGGGCCCGAGGCGCCAACGGCGGGGTTGTTGTAGACGACGGAGTACGGCTGATTGCCGAAGCTGTAGTCATTGGGCGGACCTCCGTACATCTTGCCGGCGTTGAACAGCCACAGAGCCCCTGCGACCGGTGGAGTCACTACAGGCGGAACGACAGACGTGCCTAGGATCGCGGCCACCGCCTTGGCGAGCGCGTTGATGTCAGGGGTAGGAATCTGTTTGGCGAGGGCTGTGAGCTCGGCGGGCGTGAAGGTGATGCTGGCCATGGGGGCTCTCCTAGTGAACGATGTGCGGCGTGATAAGATTCGGACCGGAACGCGGTGACCGGCGCTCCCGGTGGCTTACCGCGTAGCCGCAGGCCGGGGGTTTTGATTAGCGCATCGTCAGGTGCAGACCGCCGCCGGCAACCATGTTGTAGATGAACAGCAACGCGAGCAGCCCCAAGATCACGAGCACAATCGTCTTGATGGGCTCGGGGACTGCCATCCGATTGACGCCCCACCATACGAGACTGAAGGCGGCCAGCAGGATTAGCAGAAGCAGAATCGTTACGATCATGGCGAGACTCCTTGGGCAGTGGGACCTTTGATACAGGCCGCACAGGGTTGATCGATGGCGGCCATGGCGTGCCAGTCTTTGAAAGCGAAGTCGAGCTCCGCGAGATAGCACACAAGATGATGAAAGCAGGCAACGCTGAACCCGATCCTGGCCTGCGCTTCACTCGGTCGAATCTCCACCAGCTTGTGCAACGGCTCGTATCCCAATCCGAACGGCGTGTGTGGGACCGCATCCAGCAAATAGTTGTAGACGCAGTAGTCAGCCACCGTCCGGTCGAACACATCCGCGAACGCACCGTTACCGGGCCGCGGTGAGGCGAAGAAGCGCCCCCTGACGCGCAGCCCCGGACGCTCAGCCAGGTCCAGGGTCAGGAAGGTGGCCAGTGCCGCCCCGAGGCTGTGGCCCGCCACGGTCACCGTACCCTCGCCTACGGCATGCGCAATCCCGCCCGCGAGCGGCACATCCTTTCCGCCCGGAGTGCGAAAGCTCATGGACATGAAGATCGCCCAGAAGCCCGCTTCGACCGTACCCCCAAGCGGATGGATGATCGGTTCCACGATTCCATCGTCGATCCACTCGAGCAGGCCGTTGGTCCCCCGGATCGCGACCACGAATTCCCCGGGTTGCGCCACCGCCTCGAGTAGCAGTCCGTAACAGACGCGTTCGCCCATCTCGAGCGCCGCCTCGGTCCTGAAGATGGCGTCGAATCCGGTGACGTAGCCACGCAGCGTCCAGTCCGGCGCCAACCGCGGATCCGGTGGCGGCTCGAGTAGAGTCGGCGCCGCAGCGTGGGTGTCGAAGGCCAGTAGGACCGGCCAGCCGAGTCGCGCGTCAGCTTTCGGATCGGGAATCATCGAATCAGGCCGCAGGCGCCACCGCACCCGATTTCGATGCAATGAACGCCTGCACCTTGCTGATTGCCAACGTTAGCAGTTGCCCCTCAATCTCGACTTCGAGCGTAATGCCGGCCGTCGGGGCTGCGGCCACGAACTGCAGTATGGCGCCTTGCTGTAGCAACACATTGCCCTTGGCGGACTGCAGAGCCGTCAGCAGCGTGATCAACGGCTGACCGCCGACGGTCGCAAGGTCGCTTTCGAGCATGGAAAGAAGGGCTTGTCCAAAGGTTGGATTGCTCATGGTGTTTCCTTGGGAGAAAAAGGGGGAACGGTCAGATTGGCCTTATCGGCGCCTGTTTGAGTGAGCGTGACGACCGGAGGAATAGGCACTTGCGGAGCGACGCGCGCATGCGTAGCCCAATAGACGGCGCCGGCCGAGATGCCATCCATGATCCACTGCACGATGTTGTCGGCGGTTAGACCCAAGACGGCGAAATCGATGTGGTACTGCGCGGTCACCTTCGCGATGACTTGGGTCACGACGATGGTCAACAGTCCTTGCAGAATGCGGCTCTTGTAAAAGGGAATGGCGGTAACGTCGCTCATCATCAATAACCCTCGGGCGACGCTCATGCGCCGCCCTTTCAGTGAGCGCGGGCCGATTTACGGCGTAACAGGCGGCGTCGGCGTATTCGCCGTCAGCGCCGCTTGCAACGCGGTGGTCTTTGCCTGGACGTCCGCCGCCGCCGCGTCCGCCGCCGTCTGAGCAGCGGCATCGGCTACTCCGTTGGCTGTCAGTGCGGCAGCGACGGCTTGGGACACCACCGCTGGGATTCCCCCGATGAGTGCAATCGCAGAATCAATCACGGTATCTTCGGCCGCCACAGCGGCGGTCAGTGCAGTTAGATCAACAGCCATTTGAGTAATCCTCTCGAGTATGAGCTTGAGTAACGGGCTTTCATCGTGTGCATCGTGTATGTACAGATGCACGTCAACATCTAATTTCATAGAGCCTCACAGTGCTTTCACGAGTGCGCGATCCATTCGCCACTCGCCAACATAGCCATCTCGCGCTGCGCTCGCTTGGGCGTCTGCTCGTGAGCCCACTCGCTATCGAGTCCGGCAGCCGCGGCGGCCTGGTAATCCTGCCGACTCAGCGCGGCCATGAAGTTAGGCCAGCCGCCGGGCTTGTTGCCGAGTTGGAAAGCCATCGAGATGAGGACCGCTTGACGCACCGGGTTCATCTGCGTGAAGTTGGGCCACGCTGCTGCGATGTCGCGCGCGTTGGCCGAGTCATGCGCAAACTGGGCATCGATCGCGGCATCGCACAGGCCTGCGCCGGGTACACGCGAGTCGACGACACAGCCAATCGCGATGGTCATCAACTTTCGCGGCGAGGTGTCGGGATACACCGTCGGACTGCGATCCTCTTCTTCCCCAAGAAGTTGCTCAAGTAGGCTTGTCATTCCTCATCCTTCTTCTGCGACCACACCGGCGACTCCTTCTGCGGACCCCACGGATGGCGCACCGTGCGCGGCTCATCGGGCTTGGGCTCAGGATTGGGCGGCGACTTGGGTTTGCCGAACAGGTCTTTCAGCTCTTCCCACCAGTCACGCAGGCTCATTTGAACGTCCTGCTGATCAGTAGAATGTTGGCCAACAGACTGAACCCGGCAATAATCCACGCCACGACATCCTGACGGCCGCTGCCGCTACCCTGCAGTTTGTCCATGCGACCCTTCAGGTCGCTGATCCGGTCATCGATGTTCACGGTCATCTGGGTGATCAGGTTGCCCAGTGAAATGATCTGTTCCTTAGTCGTGGTCTCCTGCTTCTGAATCGCAGTGATGTTGCTAAGCTGCTGGGTACCAACGGCTTCCTTGGCTGCCTGCAACGCAGCCGCCAACGCCTCGGCGCTGGCCTTGGCCGCCTGTCCGGTGCGCGTGTCGCGTTCGACAAACTGAGTTTGAATGTTACTAAACTGTTCTAAACGGGTTTTCTCGATTCCTCCGATGACTGCATTGAGAGTCTTAAAACGCTCCCATACCAGTTGAGCCAACCCGTCGACTGATTTGTCCACGTCCGTCGGTACGCGCACTAAGTCCTGATGAGCGACCTCGATGGATTTCTCGATGCTCTCAATCCGTTCCATGAAGCGCGTTTCAAGATTGGCAATCTCACGCAGCAGCTGATTGGTCGTTAGGATCGTCGGATCTGGATCCGGGCGAATCGTGGGCACAGCACCTCCCCCGCCGGCATAACCTGACCCAGCGGAGGAAGCGCGGTTGGTCATCTCAGTGACCATGCCCGTTGAACACTTTGGCCTCAATTCGATTCAACCGCCGCTCGTGCTCATCCACGGCGCGCGGCAGATACGCCTCCCCGGTCTCGTGCTTCCAATCGTGCAGGTTGTCCAGCCGTTGGACGGCAGCCACGAACTGTGCTTGGAGTGTGGTCAGTTCAATGGAATTCTTGAGCCCCTGATAGCGCATACCGAATTCGGATGTGCCGATATCCTGCTTCATACGCTCCACATCTTTGTTGATTCCAGAAAACAGCCATACCGCAGTGACCAACCCTCCAATCAGGAAGGTCACCATGCCAAGGATCGCCCCTAACCATACTGGCATCGTGGTTCACGCCATCGCTACACGGATAGGAATCTGGATGGATACGAGAAGTCGCGGCTGTCGAAGGTCTCGTTTCGCACCCGCAGGGAGGCCGTATCGAAATAGACCGTAGCCCCCGCGCTCACATTCAACTGCATGAGAAATGTCGATGTACCGGGAGGGATGTAAGCGCCGATGCGCAACTGTCGCCATCCGCCGCCCGGATGAATGACGGTCGTATTCAAGGCGCCGGCCCCCCAAATCAGGACCAACGCGCACTGATTGGGCAGTGTGGCATACGCCCAAACGGTACCCTCCACCCACGCGCCATTAGCAACATAGGACAACCCGTTTGTGATGAGGGTGGACTGAGCGCCCGCCGCGCTGGTGCCGGCGATCAGTTGCAGGCAGCCGGCACTGCGCAACAAGGGCCCGGCCGTGGTGAATAAAGTCGGACTGCCGCCGCCCGGGGTGCTATACGTCCACCCGGTCGTCGCCGCATCCCACGTGGGGTTGGAAAGCAGTTCGGTGTAGTCCAGGGGAGCGGCGGGCAGAAGGACATTCTGATTGGAGTTGTTGTACCCCGAAATCGTCTTGAAACCCATGTACAGTTGCGGCCCAGGCAATTGACCGAAGCCATCCACGTCTGCGCTCGCGGTGCAGCCGTTGTCGATAAAGACACCGTTGTGCTGCACTCGTTGCGTGACATACCACCCCGCGACGATGCTGGCAATCGTCACGCCATTGAAAGCGGTGGTCGCGATGGTCACGGAACCTGCGGATTCCGCCGTGATGGTGCCGTAGCCCTGGAAGGTCAGGCCCGGACCACTGACCGCGGGACTGTAGAGCGCCACGCGCGGATAGTTGGCCGCCGTGGGACTGAACGTCACCCCCGTACCGGGCCCCCAATTGGCCGTCGAGCCCCAGTTGGTCGCGCTCAACACACCGGCGGCGTTAGCGGTGATTGCGCAGAACTGCCGGTCATCGTACGCCTTGGTGCGGATGCGAACCCCTAAGGATCCGGCGGCCACATAAATCCCATTGGTGAAACTGCTTTGCTGAGCGATGAGTCCTGCCGTACGGTTGTTGTTGTAGTAGCGCCCCCCCTCCACGGTGACGTTGTATGCCGTAGGGTAGATCGCCAACCCGCTGGTCAGGTTGTTATAGGACTCGCAGTCAACGTACTCCAAATCGTAAGGGCTTTCCGCATCGCCCGCCGTGCCGACGGAGGTGCTGTCGGCCGCAACCGTGAAACCGCCGTCGCCATTCATCCAACACGTGCAGCCGATAAACTTGATCGCATAGCTACCCTGATTGACGTTCATCCCGTCACGACCATTCTGCATCGCCTCGCAATTCACAAAAGTCAAGTGATGCGAGCGAAACCGGATCGAGAGCCCGAACGACGCAAACACGTTGGTAGCCAGGGTCTTCTGGAATCCGTAGCCGTTGCGGTTAAAGGTGCAATCCGTGAACTTGAGGTAGCTCACGATGTTCATCTCGAATCCGGAGCCCGCGTTGTCATCGAAGTGACACGCCACGAAACGACCCTGCGCAGCGCCCGAGCGGATGGAACTGCTGGGGCTGTTATGAAACGTACATCCCACCAGGAGGGTGTCGTTGCCGAGTTGCAGGAATCGTCCCACCCACCCGGACACAGACCACGCGGCCTGATTACCGTCCATAGTGAGGTTGTATAGACGAGCCCCGGTCGTTGCGCTCAAGGCCAGATGGGTGGTGCCATCGCCGGTCGTGATCCAACTGTTGGTCTTGATCTTGATCGTCGAGCCGTTCGCCTGCAGTGTGAAGTTATTGGCCGTGATCGGATTGAGCCCGCTGCACAGGAAGGTCTTTCCAAAAGACCAGACGGATTGTGGATTGGTGCTCGCATTGACGGCCGCGACCCAGGCATTCAGGGCCGCTGTGTCATCCGTGACCCCATCGCCGATCGCGCCAAAGCGCAAGGGATCGAGCGCAGGCAGACCGAGCGCAGCACTGGTGACAGCCACCGTGCTCGTGAGTTCGCCACCGGAGGTGTAGGCCGAGAAAGCGGTCGAGTTGATCGGGACCGTGACCGTCCAAGCACCCGAGGCTCCTCCAATGGCGCTCACGATGCCGTGCAGGGAATTGATCTGCGTCATGCCGGTGACGCCTGAAAACGCCACATCCTGGCCTATGGAGAACGGATTGCTGGGTGAGACCGTGTTGAATGTCGCCACCACGGAAGAGGCCTGCGTGAGAGCCGTGATCACTCCGACGGTCACGAGCGGCAGCAGTTCCGTGCCTGTGAGGAGCGGTGACACCGGCAGCACTGAGATTTGAACACCGACTGGCATGCGTTGTTGATCCTATGACACGGAGTAACTAATACACATGGTGCCGTTGATTCCCTTACTGCCACCAACGGTCCATACGCCTCCGCCGTTCTTAAAGAACGTGATGAACCCTGTGTTGAAGATCTCCGCATCCACCGTAAATCCACCGACCACGCTGTTGTCCTCAAAGGCCAAACCTGACGCGGACACAATTTTGCTCGTCACCGGGATGATGTCGGGCGGAAAACCACCACTCTTGGTCAGCGACAGGATGTTGCTCGTACTGCTGGAGACCCAACTCGTGGAATTGAACAGCGTCACCATGTCAAACACACGAGACCAATTGATGGTGAGCGTGCCCGCGCCGCTCACGTCGCTGAGGATACCGGTGAACTGCCCTCGGCTTGCGTAGATCGTCGGATTCAGGAGTTGGAATCGGCCCCCATCCCACACACAGGTATAAATGTCGCCTGCGGTGATCATGCCCTGGGCCAACGGGCCTATCTGCGCCACCATCGAACCGACACCGGCGCCATCATTGAACGTGCAGGTGCCCGGACCACTGCCATGCGCGGCCATCCAGCGAATCGGCATGCCCACGACATGGGCGGTGAGTACCGGCGTCAGCCCCACCACATACGCATTGGCGGCTCCCGTATCGATCGCATAACTACCGCCCTGCTGCTGAAGTTGCGCGGGCTGCACGAAACCGTTCAGCGCACCGGCTGTGATCAGGAGCGCAACCGTATCACCCGTATTCCACGCAAGAGCGGCGGTGCTTTCCTGCGCGCGCGCAATGGCGAATGTATCGGTGGCTGTTGCGGTCGCTCTGACGATTTCGAGCGTCGCCGGGGCGCCCGCTTTCATCAGCGTCAGGACGAACCAATTGCCACTGCCGCCGGCAATGACGGGGAACAGCGCGCCGGACCCGGTCTGTACCTGCAAGCTCGTAGAGCCGGAGGTAATGTTGGCGGCAAGCGTCGTCGTGGGATTGTTGGCGAATAGTTGGATCGACATCAAGGCTCCAGGACGATCGGAATACCGGACTCAGTGAGCAGCCAATTGACGTTCTCGGCCAGAATGCTGGGAGGCGGTATGCAGTTGATGGTCACCAGACAGGTCGCCACCGCCGTGAGACTCGAGACTGTGTCGGTGACCGTGCACTGCGCCAGTCCGCTGACCGTTTGCCCCCACGTGAGGCCTGAAGCGCTGAAGCTCGTGGAGGCCGCAGAAGGGGAATTGATCGTGATCCCCGCGCCGCCACTGGCCCAGACCCACGCGTAGGTGTAAAAGCTCGTGCCACCCGTGACGAGTGCCGTCGCCACGCCCGTCGTCTGCGACAGTGCGGAATCCGTACTGCTCTGGATATTGGGAGCACTCAGCGCTGTGAAGGCGCTGATGATGTTGCAGACGTAGGTGTACTGCACCGGCAGGTCGAGCGCTGCGCCCTGAAAGGCCAACTTGAACAGACTCAGGATGCCGGGGTCCACCTGCACGAGCGCCGACAGCAGGGTCTGGTTGATCGAGACCGTGCAGATGTTCGTCGAAGTGGAGATCAGCACCCCGATGGCCTGGGTATTCTCCGTGCCGATCACGAACCCCGGTTGGCCCGGCTGCGGATCGATGCCATTGGTTCCTAAGATGAACCGCATGATGCGGCGCTTGAGCCAGCGAATCGAAAAGCGCTTGCCGTCGCCCTTGAATAAATCCCAGGTGAGAATGCGCTGAAAGACATCATCGCTAAGGGTGTAGAACGTCTGGCTCGAAGGTGTGTACCCATTGGGCACCAGGGTATTGGGCGCGAACGTATTGGGCGGCCCCAAGGCGGGCGAGAACGGCGAGGCTAGCGAGTTGCGCTTCAACCCATAGAGCCCCTCGGCCACCCAGTTGAGCAAGGGACCCGTCAGGCCCGGATAGTAGGGTAGACCTACCTGATTGAACCAATCGACGTACGCCTGCGTGGCGCCGTTGTAGGCGCCTGCAAAGGCCTGCAAATCATCGTCGTCCGCATACTCCTGGTAGACGTATGATTTGAGCGTGGTCGCCAGCATCGATCAGCCCTGCACCACCGTGATACCGCTGCCATCTACTGCCGTAAAGAAGTAGCTTTCTGGATCTCCGGGGATCGCATAGGTGCCACTCGTGGGCGACGTCGGTGTCCCGTTGATGTCGACTGAAAAGACGAGTCGCGTGAGCAAGGTCGGATCCAGTACGGAAGCAATCGCCTGCTGAAAGAGTTGGTTAATCTCGAGGATGTTGATGGGCTGGCCCGCCGGAATCGAGTTGAGGTACGCGACCAGCGCCGGCTGCACCAGGCTTGCAAAGGCGCCGCCGCCCGTGAAACTGGTAAGCACCGTGTTCCAGGTCGCTGTCAGCGTGACCACCTGCTGCGGGGGATTGACGCGAATGATGTTGTAGGTGTTCGGCGGGTCGATCAGCGAGACCGTCACATTGCGGATCGTGGTGGCTGAGCCCTGCAAGGCGGCCGGATTGTCGACGGCCGAGAAAATGGCGTAGGCGACCTGATAAGGATCGCCGCCGCCCACGATGACCTCGAAACCGCCGGACGCGAGTCGCACGGAGATCAGATTGGGCTGCACCCCGGTCACGAGACCGACGAGCGTTTTAATGCCGCGCGCGCTGCTCGAGCAAGCCACGAGTCCCGCCTGCAGCACGCGGGCGCGAAAGGACGACCACGTTTCGGTCTGGCCGGCGGGGGTGCCGGCGATCGGGTTGTTGACCGTTAAACTGACACTCGAAGGAACGGAGGTCTGGATCTGGTTGACCGTATTGGCTGCCACACCGAACGAGCCGCTCTGCACCGCGATAGCATTGATGGGCGAGGAACTGCCACCGCCGGCTATAACCCCGCCGCCCTGCACCTGATACGTATTGGTGCCGTCGGAGACCAGCATGCCGTTGGGGATCACGTAACCCACGGTGCCCGTGAACACAACCAGCACGCTGGTATTGGTGGGCTTGCCGGGCGCGCCCTCGCCTAAGTAGATCGTGCCGAGCTGTCCGAGCAAAAACTCGTTCGCGCCATTGGGGGTCAGCGAATTGACGAGCTCGACTTTGGCCTGATCGCACAGCACGATGGCCGCCACATCGGTGCTGCTGACGTCCTCGATCAGGATGCCGGGGAGGTTGGCGGTGTAGCCGGGATTGGTGGCCGCCACATTCGCCAGCAGCTGATCCTTGAGCGAAGTCGGGTCCTGCGGCTGCAGACCGTTCGCGCCCAGGATCACGGGGAAGTCGAAACTGCTCATGTCGGAATCGGAATGCTGGCGTTAATGACGGCACCCTGCTTGGTCACGATGGACACCTGGTAAGTCGGTGTCGGGTTGTTCAATCGGCTGATCACAAGCGAGGCGAAGTAGCCGGCGAAGGCTTGCTGCGTGAGGGTTACGTAGTAGTCAGGAGCGACCTGCTGGATGACACTTTGCGCGGCGGGTATGCCCGAGGTGCTCCAGAAAGGACTTTCGTTCGTGGAGAGTTTCAGACATTGGCACAGTGCAGTGACGTAGACGAGACTGCTGTCCCCGTTAGCGTCGGTCTCTACGACCAGCCAAGTCAACACGCCATTGACCATCGCGCGCCCATAGACGCGCATCACACCACCCCGCCCGTGTTGCTTCCACCGGCCTGCACTCCACTGTGCTCGTGCGGCAGGAAACTCTTTGCATCAATCGTCGTATCGGGCCCGAGCGTGACCCCTGAAGAGGTGATCACGATGCTGTGGCTCCCGAAGGCCAGGGTGACGCCGCTGCTGTTCATCGTCAGACTGCCACTACCGAAGGTGAGCGTGATGCCGGAGGCGGTGAGTTTCAGGCTGCCATGTCCGGCGAGTGAATCGAGCAGCAACAGCGCCAGCTTTCCGTAGAGCGCGAGCGTGTTGGCATCACTACCGGGGGGCGTCGCCCAGTTGGTATTGCCGATCGGGAAAAACACCAGCGTCGAAAGATTCCCTCGTAACGAGGTATCAGCCGTTCCGCCACCCAATCCCGACACGCCACCCAGGTATACGGCCGCCGGAAATGCGACGCCCAAATCGCCCACTTGTATGGGGTACCGGATGTACTCCGGTCCAAACAGTGGCATGGTGACATTAGGTGCCACGAGCCCGGTCACCTGAAAGTTCACCGTCACAATCGCGCCTTCTACGGCCACGACTTTGCCCGGCAGCGCCTGTCCTCGCTTCATGATCTCGTCCACAGCCTTCTGCTGCGCGAACGCGTTCATGCTCTTGAGGAACGGTATTTTCTGCGCGTCAGACAAAATCAGGCCCTCATTACGTGGTCAGCGAGACAGCCTCGAAAGCGGTGACCCAACTATCCGCATCAGCCTGGCGGAAATTGGCGAAGTGTTGGACTCGGCTGACGCTGAACTGGCCTTGAAAGGCGGTCTGGCTGCGAGCAGGGAATCCGGGCGTTGCTGCCGCCTGACTCGTCAGCGCGTACGGCGCCACGATGACGGGCTGGCCTTGACTATCCACCGGGAATTTAATCAGGTTGCCGATCGCGATATCCGAACGCAGCACGGTCTTGAAGCTGATCGTTCTAGGCTCAACCCATGTCGGCTGCCCGATGAGGTCCTGAAAATTCAGCGTGATCGTCTTGCGTGGATTCAAACTGTCGTAGGCGAAGATCGAGTTTCCCGTAATGGTAATGAGCACGCCTGAGTAATCGCTGCCGTGGGTCTGTGCGCCAATGGTCTGGCTGCGATCCTGAATGTAGGCCGCAAACTGAAAAATGTTGTCGTACGTGCCGCTTTCTTCACTCGCCTGCTGGATATCGGGTGCAATCGTGATATTTGCAGGATCGACCACAAGCTTGTATTGAGAGAACGCCTGTTGGAACGTGGTCTGCAGTGCGGTTGCGAGTGGCATCCCGGCCGGCCACTTCCATTGGATTTGCTGGTTCTGCTGCATGGAGCCGGGATTGAAGAGGAACTCCAACGTCTGCTCGGTCAGTTGCCAGTTACCCCACGCTTGGAAGACGGTCCCTTGCACGAGCAGCCCGGCCTGTGCGGGATTGGCCAGCGGCAAGCCTTTCTGCATGCCGGCGCTGATCGAAATGTTGGCTCCCGGCTTGTACGGAGTGGCCAGCGGATTCGGGTTGAAGTTGGCTGACTGGCTGATCATGTTCAGCCCCACGCCCCAAATCTTTAAGCGCGCTTGGCCTTGTGGCTGGTTGAACGGAGCGGCCGGAATATCGAACCCGACATTGAGAGCCCCTAGAATCGTGCCACCACTGACACCGCCCGTGGTGGTGCTCGCGAAGGTAAACGCACCGCCCGCTTTCAGCGTGAAGCCGTCGCCCTTCTGGTTTATCTGGTAGACATTCCCGGTGATGGGGTCCGACAACAATATCGAGTAATAGCGCATGTCAGAATTCGAACTGGCCAGTGTCCTCGTGCCAAACGAGGAACCCAATCCCGTACCCTGCCAACAAATCCAAATCGAAGTTGACCTTCCCCGAAATGGGCAACGCCTCCTGCGGATTGACCAGCAACGGATAGGTCAGCGTGCTAGGTCCCGTTGAAAGCGCCTGGTAGACCCCGTCAAATCCGTTATCACCGGTGATGCGAATATTGGCCACCGAGGCGATCGGCACGTTGTGCGGTAATTGCATGGTCGCGGTCACCACGCCCTCATTCCACACCAGCAACGCCTGTAGTGTCGGACCGGTCGCCGACAATCCGCGGTACAGGATCGGGTTGCCCGACAGGTCTGTCACGTTGATGTAATAGCGCTGCCCAAATTCGTTCCACGGCACGGTCACGAGATACTGCTGGCCGTTCGCCAACGTCGGCTGAAACTGAAACGGCGCGAGCAGGTTGGGCGCGAAGTCAACGAACGTGCTCATCAGAACGCGCTCGGTCCCGTGATGCCCTGCACGCTCGGATAGCTCGCCACCAGAGGCGACGGAATGCTGGAGGGCAACGCGGTCGGTAGAGGCGTATTGGTCGCGCCGGAAATCGGTGTGTTATTGGTGAGCTTCTGCATCAAGCTATTCAGCGCCGACTGCGCGGAAGCGAGCGACACCAGCGGCTGCAGGAAGTCAAACTGGTACGTGTACTGCACCTGCTGACTCTCGCCGCCTGACACATCGCGCATGTTGAGCAGCAGACAGTCGGTGTAGATGAACGACGGCGTCATGACCGAATACGTACCGCCGAGGCCGCTGTGCAGCGCCAGCGTGGTCTGCAAGGCCGTAATGACCGCGAGCTTGCCGGGATAGCCGCCGCTCTTCTGAGCGAGCGCGGTCTGGCCCGGCAATGTGGGCGCGAGCTGCACATTCCCGCTCGCGGGCGGTAACTGCGCTGGGCACGTCATCAGCATCGAGATTGGCAGTGGCTGCGAGATGATCGCGTTCGCAGCTATCGCCTGATTCGCGAATGGGTAGGTAGCGGCTTGAAATGAGATCAGAGCCGAACCCGGCATCGGCTTCCAGTTCGCGAAGAAGTTGTCCAGGTCGATGTTGATTTTTCCCTGGAGAAGTCCCGTCGCGAAATTGGCGGCCTCCGTGAGCGCCACAATTGGCAGGATGCCGCCGGGGAGATTAGTGGCGATGCCGCGTGTCAAGAGGATGGGGGTCTTCTGGAACGCTATGGCCCACGCGGTCCGACTGGCGTTGCTGGCCATGATTTAGTGCGGCAACGCGCTCGCGGACGCAATCGCAGAGCCGCCCGTTGCATTCTCCATTCTGATCACGAGTCCTGGAGCGTGCGCATTCAGATTCTGCGGGGCGCCGCTGATGTAATCCTTCGTCTCTTGCGGCAAGTATTTACCCCAGTCTTTCGGGTGCTTCTTCATCAAGGCATCGAGGCGCCCTTCTCCATAATTCCAACCCGCGATCATCTTCCCCGTATCGCCGCCATATTTTTGCGACAGGTACTCGTCGTAGTAGTCCGCCAGGATCGCCGCCTGCTCAGGATTACGCGGGTCCAGATGCTTGTGATACTTCTTGTTGAGCCAGTCAGCCGTCGCCGGGTCAAACTGAAAGGCGCCGACGTGGCCTTTGTTGTCAGCCGGATTGAACGAGCCACCAGACTCACGTTGGAACTGGTAACCCAACAGACCTTTCTTCAGATTCGAGTTTGATTCCAGCGTGGAGAGCTTGTCGAAATACCGCCCTTTCGTGCCCGATGCGCCCGCGCCGCTGTCGTAACCGGGCAGATAGCTCGCGATCTTCTGAATCGCCGCGGCCACGCGCTCGATGCCATCGACAAACTTGCTGACGCCCTCACCGAAGTCAAATATGAACTGTTCGACTTTATCGATGAATCCGGGGCTACCGACTACATCAGACACCTTGTCCATCCACTTGCCTACTGCAGTCAGTCCCTTCTCGATCTCAGGACTGTTGATCACGGCAATCGCGAGCTTCGTGAAGCTATCGCTGAGCTTGCTCAGGTTGGGTGCCAGTTCGCCGAGTCGCGTGTCGAATGCCGCCCCAACCTTGTTCCAGTTGGCGCCGAGTTGCGTCTTGAGCCCCTGCCATGCGCCCGCGTTCGGAATCTGCATCTGGCCCTGGTTGGCCTGATACTGCTGAATGAGTTTGTTGAATTCTTCCGTGGGCGTGTCTTTCAACCGCCGCCAGTACTCCTCACCGACCTTCGTACCGTACTGCGTGTCCATCAAGCCTAGTTGCGAGGTCGGCGTCGCCAACGCGTGCGCGCGCATGGACTTCAGCAGCGCAATGGAGTCTCGGTCCGCATTGCCCGTCTTAGCTACGCCCAGCGCCGCGCCAGCCCAGGCGCGCGGATCGGTCTCAATCTGGTTGACCATGTCGAGAAACTGGTTCGGATCCCCCAGCCGCTCGAAGTAGGTTTTGAAGGCTGACTGGCCCCCAATCGACATCCCGAGGCCCATGGCCGATTGACGTTGGTTGGCCACCCCGCCTGCGATGCGATCGATGCCCCACAGACCGCCAGCGCCGAGAAAGCCGCCTATTTCGGTGAGAATGCGCGTCCAATGCAGCAGCGAGCGCGTCGCACCTAGGATGCTGGAGGAGACTGACTTAGCGGATTTCGAGATCGAGGTCCAGAGCTTCTCGGATTGCGTCAGGTGCTTCGCCTGATTTTTGTGCGCCTCGCCCATCTCGCGGTTGAGTTGGGTCTGGACGAACATGCCGGCGACCACTTTCTGGAAGCCGGACGCGACGTTCTTTAGCTCTTTGCCCGACTTGGCCCATAGCGACGGATTCTTCTCAACCTGGGCCTGATACTTCTGGAAGTTAGCTTGGTATTCGTCCCATTGGGCCGTCCGCATCTCGACGTCGACGATACTTTTGACGGTCAAGTGCTAACTCCTCACATTTGCATCATCCCTTTCATCGCCTGAATGATGTGACGTTGCCTGTATTCCTGAGCGGATCTGAAATCAAACTCATCGAGGCGCTCGAAGAATTTGCGAAACCCTTTCCCCGACACCCAGTCGAGAACGTCCGCGACTAAGCCGCCGCCATCGCGCCAGAATTCGCGGCTGCGGTCGATGTCCGCAAGGAGCTCAGATACTCCGTACAGTTCAACGATTCGGTCTGCGCACCCCAGAGTGACATCGCCCCATCCAGAATCCCCTTCAGTTCGGCCCGTCTGTGCATCGCCGAGGCCAAGATAAAAAAGGTAATTGCGGCGTCCACCTCCGAGACGTCGTCCGGATCTATGAGGCCGCCGGCCTTTGCATCGTAGTAGGGAATCATTTCCCATCCCGACTTTCCGACCATGAGGATGTTGGTCGCGTGCTCGATGTGGTTGACGAGCCCGTTCTGCACGCCCGCCGAGCCTTCCCACACGCCCAATTCCATAGAAACTTTCTTCAGCATCTTGTCGGCGATGCGGGGGCCGGCGACCGGGCCAAGTCCTTCCGTGTAGATGGACGAGAATGCTTTGGCGATCGGCAGAAAGTACGTGTCGAAAATCTGAGATGAGATCGGCGTCGAGTGAACGAACATCTTAGATTTATCCGCGCGCTCGATTGGAATCAAGAGATTCAAGCGTTTGTCGATATGCATCACGGCCACAAATTGTTATTTATATACAGCGTCCCTTGGATGCTGACCGGATACACCGCATCATCGCCCGCGAATGACAGGTCGCCAATGTTCTCAATCGCGCAATTCACGATATCGAGTGGCTGAAGTCCCTGCGTCACATCCGCGCGAACCACACCGTTTCCAAGAATCGAATTCGTCTGAAGCGCAGCTTCATAGGCTTGGCACAATCCCTGTGTCTTCAGCAATGCGAGTGACACGGTCACTAACATGAATGGTTCGGGTGACAGTACAACACCGGTCATCTGCGGCAACATCGCAGTAGCTCCGCCTGCGCGTGAGAATCGGATACCGGCGCGCCCGAGATAGGGCGGGGTCACATTCAACGATGGAAAACTCGGCCAAGAAAGGCTAGAGACCAAGCGATTTAGGTTGCCAAGGATCACATTAGGGTTTGACACGAATCAACTCCTGTCAGGCTGCGCCGGGGTTGAAGTTGACGTTGATGTTGAAAATCACTTTCGAAAACCCCTTCTGTGGAATAAACACCACCGACAGCCCTCCATACAACCCTGCCTCGTAGTTCGCCGGGTTCTCCTGGATGTACGTGATGAACGGCACCGCGTTGACCACGTCCTGATCCAGAAACTGACCCGTCGCCAGTGCATTGGAGAACACGGGGCCATCCATCGCTGCACGCGCTGAGGTCCCGTTCGCAAGGCCAAAGGTGATCGCGTTCTGCACCGTCTGGACTGTGACGTCCTGCAACTGATTGATGCCAGGCTGGTTGTAGTACAGCGGATTGAGAGGATCGTTGGAGCCGTTGATCACGGCATTTGCAACGGCCTGATCGCACTGAAGCTGGATCCAGTCGATTTCGTACCAGACGGAGAAATCGTTTCCGTCCAGCATCGTGCCCCACCAGTTGACCGCCGTACTGATGCCGCCTTCGGCACCCGTCCCAATAACGTTGACCTTGGCGTTCTGCAAGGTGGTGAGCAGCGTGCCGTTGCTGAACGTCGGGTATGGGGTCACACCGAACAGGAACGCATACCGGAACTGCGTCATGCGGTTAGTGGTAGACGGCGCATAGGCCAACGAGCGCTGGAACGGGGCGGCGCAACTGAATTCGGTGAGCGGCGTGCCAGGGGCTTCAATCAGCACATAGCCGCACTTCTGCAAAGCGGAGTATGCGGCGGCGTACGTGCTCACTTTCGAGGTAATGAAGAAGTATTTCTGTGCGTTGAGCGCTTGGTAGCTCGCCATCAGGGCCGTGAGGCCCGCGCTCGCATCCCAGCCCTTCGGCACCAGATAGCTGTAGAAAATGTCCGGGTTCGTCGCATCCCACGTACCGAGCGCGGCAGGTCCCGTGGTTTGGTCCCCGGCCCCCAGCTCGAGCACGTAGACCGACTGCTGACTGCCCTGCGCATAAAACGTATTCATCTGCGCCACGAGCTCGCCTACGCCAGGTACCGTGTAGGTGCCCGCCACCGTCTGAGCGCCGGGATTGGAGAGCAGCGCATAGGTGAGCGTGTTCGCGCCCGTCACGGTTGCGCGGACCAAGCCGTTGTAGCCGGCCGGCGTAACGCCTGCGATGGTGGTCGTGAACACGTCGCCTGCGGTGCGACCGGGGATGGTGGCGCCTGCGGTGACGAGGGCCGTACCGGAACTCCACGTGATGCTGGAAATCGTTAAGGGAGCGGGTAGGTATTGCGTCAGGTCAGACTTCTGCGTGAGCAGTTGAGACGTACCCGTCGGGATCGTGGTCGCGCCTTGGGACACGATCGCGCCGGTGGCCTGATAGGTGATCGGCGCAGGAGCGACGGTCTCGGAGACGATCTCTTGGACAATCGAGTAAGACATTATCTAACTCCGAGAAACTTCTGTGATGTCGGTGTACGAACCAGATGCGCCTGCCCTCTGGCAGCGCTACCAGATGTTGGCGAAAAGCCCCGTGAAGTAGACCTTGCCACTCGCGTTGTTAATCGCAGAGCAATCCAGCGTCACGAAAATGTGTGAGGCCCAGTCCGGCAACACCATTCTCGGGTCGTTGGTGAACGCGCCGCCCTTCCACGCTTGCCTCGCCCAGGCGGTTGTCGGAGTTGCGGTGCCGTTCGCGAACGAAGTGCCTATGTTGAAAACGCGCGGATTGAAGCCGTAGGCCGTGCCCGCCGCCGCTTGGGAGCCGGAGGCCTCATCCACCCGGCACGGTGCAATGTTCCAGGCATACGTGCCGCTGCCGGCCGAGACCGCGTGCTGCCAGATGCCGAAGAGCCGCCGGTCGCGGCGTGGGATGATCAAGCCGATGGTGCGATTATTCGCGCCCAGTGCTCCGTTTGCATCCAGCGTGATCGACAGACATGGCTGCGACAAATAGGTGTCCTTCTGCATGGACACAATATTGGGCGTGGCCTGCGAGGTCGGAGTCAGCCGATCGTTCAGGCTGACGGGCGAGAAGAACGTCCCGTTCAATCTATAAATGAACCACTCGTCGACCAAAAATGACTGCGCAAACAGCGGATCGGCCAGCAACGAGTTGTTGTTGCTCAGGCTGACTAGCGGCGCGACCGTGGGCACGTTGAACAGCCGCGTGCCGGTCACCTCGATGCCGCTCAGCGTGGCACCGGTGATGTTCGCCAATGCCGGATAGTGCAGGCCATTGATCAGCTGGCCCGATCCTAAGATGTTGTTCATCCAGCATTCTTCGATGCGCACCTGCACGTTGTTGGCGATGCCAAAATAGTTCGTAAAGCCAGTGGCCGCCACACCCGTGTAATTCAGGATCAGGTCGCGAAATGTCAGCGTCAGGACGTTGTTGGCCGTGGCGGTGAGGTCACAGATGTAGGTCGCAACGCCATTGTTCTCGATGTTGCCGCCGTTGAAGCGCAGCTCCCCGTTGCCGCCGGTCAGCTTGATCTGCACGCCGTTGTAATCGAAGGAGCAGGTATCGAAGTACACGCGGGTGGTCTGGGCGGTACCGTTCTCCGCCGCCGTGTCGATGTTCAGGCCGATGTTACTGTTGCCGAAGGTGACATTGCGAAAGACCTGATTTTCGGCACTGGTATTGCCGCCGTTCAGGTAGAGGGCGTTGAAGCAATTGTTGACGATGCCGCTCGTGAACTCGCATAGGTAGCCTTCGTTTCGCAGGCAAATGCCCTTGTTGAAGCCGTAGACCGCAAAGTTGGTGACCGTGGGACGCGGCGAGCGATTCACCACCAGCACCGTCATATTGACGTCGATACCGTTCGTGGTGCCGACGCCGATGCCATCGCCGGGGCCAATGATCGCGAAGTTGCGGGCGCTGGCGCGCTTCTGAAAGTAATTGTTAGTGTTTGTGTCGTAACCAGAGATCGGAAAGCCGTTCGTGGGGGCGCGCGAGGTCAGAAGCAGGGCGGGCGCAGTCGTGTGATTGGGCGCGTAGATAATGGCGCCGTTTCCATCGAGACTCACGCCGCTGCCGATATCCTGAATGAGCGTGACGTTCGCCGGCAGCGTATACACACCACCCGCCTGCAGCACGATCGTGCCGCTACCCGCATCACGCAGCGCATCGTTAGCCGCTTGAAAGGCCGTGGCAAAGTTGGCACTGGACTTCAACAGGATCGAGTTACCGGCGCTCGGTGTCTGGCTGCCGCCGGCCTGCATATTGACCGTGACATTGCTCAGGTTCGCAATGGCGCCCGCCGAGTTGACAAAGCTGACCACAATCGAGCCGGAGGCGAAACCATCCGCCCAGGTGACGGATCCGGGTACCGTCGCAGTCAACGCCGCGGTCAATGCAGGTCCCAGCGGGATTACCCCTAGGGCATCGACGTAGCGCTGAACGCTCAACGTGCCGGCGTGGTCACTCGTAAGACCCGCGCTGCCACTGGACAGGCCTTGGCAGTTGATGACGAGCGAGTTGCCCGTCGTACTGGCTGCGACCGGGGTCGCAAGACCAATGAGGGCGGCGGGGAGGAACATCGCGGGTTACGCGAAGGCGATGGATACGACGATACCGCCGCTGCAAACCGAAACGACGATGCCGGTCTGACACGGCCAGTCGAGCGTGATGACTTGGCCGACGGTCAGATTGGCAGTAAGGAGAGTGAGAATCTGATTGCCTGCGGCCGCAGCTGCGACGGTTGCGCAATCATTGAGGGTCAGCGTGCCGGTTGTACCTACCGCCTGCACCAGAACGCGAAACAACGTCCCCAGCGTGGGTTTGACAACCTTCGCTGCCGCGATATTCAGCGACGAGCTGATGCCGCCCAGTCCCGTGATGGTCGTGGCAAAATTCTGACCCATGAGTAAAACTCCTAAAAAAGAAAGCCCCGCACGCGGCGGGGCCAATATCGAGGGGAGATGTTCTGTCAGCTAAAGCGGAATGCGTTATGGCGCGATGAGATACGTTGGAACGCACGACAGGATCAGTTGGCGCGCGACGTGGGCCACGCGCTGCTGGTTGTAAGAAATTCTAAAGTCCGCCACTTTCTTCATGGCCCGCGTCTGCAACTCCGCCTGCGTGCGAATCGCATCGCGAAACGGCGTCGCGGTCATGACGCCAAAATTGCCCGTCTGCACGCTGTACTGATTGACCGTGTCCTGAAAGTCCAGCGCCAAGTTGTTCTGCACGCCATACAGCGTGATGCGCACACGATCCGCCACGAGCTGGTAGTGGTTGCGCTCGGCATCCAAAAATGGGACCGGCTGCAAGGCTTCCGTATCGTCATCCCCAATGCGCACCGACCCATACGGCGGCACCAGATTCGCCGGCAGCATGTCCGACGGATACAACTGAATCGGCGCCTGATAGAACGGTACGCCCACGTTCGAGAAGCCATCGTAGAACGGTGACTGATAGTTGTTCAGCGCCAGCCACAGCGCCAGACTGTTGGTCGTTACCGTCTGCGCAAGATCAATCTTGAGGCCGTTGGCCTGATCGAGCAGTTGCGAGGCAAACGCAGGTTGGATCGAGTGGCCGAAGTAGTGCCAAATCCCGGCCTGCGGGTAGACCTGCTGCTGCGAGAACGAGAAGCGGAAACCGCCGATGCTGGCGATGTAGAGCGTGTTGATCGGGGCGTCGCTGAACAGTGTGACGGGCTCCTGGCTCGTGAAGGTGACTGTCGCCAGTCCTTGCGTCTCGTCTTCGACCTGCTGGATATTTTGCGTGTAGTGCAATGATCCCTTGACATCCGTCGTAATGCCGGTCGGTATCCAGAACACGAAGCCATCGAGCGGCAATACCGTGCGCGTGTAGCCCATGAACGTGACGTCGTCGTCGAAGCTGATTTGCGCCCGGCCATCACTTAGAGCGCCCGCGAATGCGGTTGGGTTCGCGCCTAATTCGCCGATCTGGGCCATCAGCTCGACATCCAGGCGCGATATGAACCGACCATCGTGCCCGAATCCCTAAAACTGGGTCGTCGCGGGTTACTTCGTGCGTACGGATGTTTTCGCCTATGCGAGACCCCTGCGAGCGCCGCCTTTGTCGGCACGCCCGGAATGCCCGCCATCTCCACCTCTTTGGAGTTGATAAAGTCCTTCATGCGTTGTTGGATCGCCTGCGTGGCGCGGCCCCACGGATCGACCGCGCGACCCATCAGCAGCGACTCCATGGCGCCGCCCAACGACACTTCGAAGTCACCTGCGCAATCCTGGTCGTGCATCCGCCAGAAGGCCGCCAGGATTCCGTATTTGGCTTCCAGGATAGTAGCCACATCGCCCGTGGTCATCGCCCCGGCTTTGGCACTGCGTGAACGATACGGCTGCTCGATTACTCCTAGGTGTAATGTCAGTCGTGAACGAACGGGGCTGCTCTGACTGGCTCCGAAATCGCCGATTGTCTTGTGGTCATCGGGGCTCACGAGAGTCCCCACAAACTCGGCCCATATGCCGAAGCAAACCCCATGTACGCCCTCCCCCACGGGGTCTTCAATGTTTGCAGGTCCTGCAGTGTGAAGGTCTTCATCTGCTCCGGATTTAGGATACCGGTGGCGGTGCCCTGATCACTCGCCTGAGATGGCACGCCAACACTCACGCTCGTGAGGTTCAACTTCTTAGGCCCGCGCAAGTCCTGAAAGAACGTCTGCCCCGGCACATCCGGCGCAAAGTTGATCAACCGATCCGTCGCCAGGTTGTACACCGCCAGCGTGTAGATGCGGGGCGACGCGCAGGCCAACACCTCGTTCACGATCTCCAGCGCAATAGCCAGCGAGCTCAGCACGATGTCCGGCGCAATCAGGTACTGATCCCCTGGCGCAATCGGATTGGCGAGCGGCATCGTAAAGGTCAGCGAGGTAATGGCATTGGAGGCAATGGACGCCGCCTCGTTTTGCGTCGAGTCCACGGCCGAATACCCGACCCACTGAGCAGGCTCCCAATTCTGCGACACATCAATCAGCGTGAGCGTGTCGCCGCCCGTGGTGGTACTGACCAACGTGGGGAAGACAGCCGGGGTGGCGACCGGCGGAATCCCGGCCACGGCTGACAGGAAGAAGAGGTAGTCGGGCAGGTTGGGGGTGGTGGAATTCGCGAACATCAGCCGGCGCGGCGGTCAGCTCGCTTGCTGCGCGCACTGCCGTGCTTGGATGCCACTCCGGACTGCGTCACCTCGTAGCCCTCATTGATCGATTGCGTCCCTTTGGTATCCTCCTCCATGGTGACTTCCGTGCGCGGTACGCTGACACCCAACTCCTGCATCTTGTCGGACAGCTGCTCGGCAGTGGCGACGGCGACCTCCTCGCGCTTGGCCTGCGCGCGCTCGTTGAGCTTCGGGCCATTGGTCTCGAACAGGTACAGCAGATTATCCAACGGCACCGGCTTGTCGATGCTGTAGCACAAGCCCACGTACTCCTTGACGTTGGAGAGCTTGGTAGCGTCCTTCAGGCCGTAGGGCGTGTGCTGATGAATGATCTCCGCAATCACATCGGGTGTCATGTCCACGGCCAGACGAATCTGCGATCCGGAGCGGATGGACTCCATGCGAAAGGTGTTTTCGTGCGGCAGCTTGTAGGTGAAATCGTGGTGCTGCTTCGAGGTGTTACAGATAAATAGTCGGGGCATATGAACTCCGCAAAAGAGAGCGCCACGCGCATCCGCGGCGCGGGTTGGGATCAATAGGTCATGAACACAATCGTGACGCCTTCCGGACGGACACCCACGCCGGGGGAGGCGCGAATCTCCGACACGATGTCAATTGCACCCCCGGGAATCGGGGTGGGGATCTCGCGAGGCGCGGCCATGTCCGTGTACATCAGCGTGCACGCATTCATGGACGGAGTCAGTTCCGCAAAGGCATTGGTGTTGATGGTCGGATTCTGGATCTTCGGCTTCTCGACTTCCGGCATCACGATGAGCACCGTATCGACGCCTGCGCCGCTCTGGTTCTGCAGCGTGTCGTCGTAGCACCACTCGATGGTGTCGCCGTTCATGCCCGCCACGTTCACCAACACGCCCTTGGTCGAGTCCGTACCGGCGCCGACCCTCTGATAGGAGGTCAACTGCACGATGTTGTACTCGAACTGACCCAAGGTGCGCTGCGGTCCCAGGATCGTGAATCGCGCCGGCTGGCCTAACTGGTACGTGCGCTGCTTCGTCGCCAAGAGTTGCGACAGAAAGAACTGCGCCATCTGACCGTTGTCGTAGGTGCGCACGGAGCTGTTACCGAACGAGTCCGACGGCAGATTGACCGAGGTCGCAGCATTGGTGTTGAGCAGCCCTTCGCCATTACCCGGCAAGTTGCCGTTCAGCAGCATATAGCGCAGGTGCTGGAAGTGACCCTGGCGCATGGCAAGGCTCTGCGCCAGGGCAATGTTCAGCCCCCAGATACCCATCTGCGCGGTGTCGTGATGGTCGTATTCTGCGCGGGTGCGGTTCAGATACGTGGGGAAGCTGATCATGGCCGGAACCACGGTTGCGCTCGGCAACTGGTTCGCCCAACCGGCGCTCGAACTGACTTTCGAGCTCAGCATGAGGGTCTTGATGAAGACTTGTTTGTCTTCGGACCCGATTTTGACACGCGGATTACCGCCCGCCAGTGCGTTGAATGCTCCGGACGCCTGGTTGTATTGGACGATGAAATCCGGCTCCATGAAGGAGGGGTGTGTCTGCACCCAGGACGTCGCGATATTCGGCATGGAAGAAGCTCCTTAAAAGGGCAATGCGAGTTAGATCTGGATGATGGCCGTGTAGCCGGAGGTATTCCAAGTTGCGTACCCGGTACCGCTGTTGTAGACCACAACCTTGGAAGTGCCGCTCATGTCCAGGCCGACCAACTTGACCGCCAGCGCCGTGCCACCCGGGGCCGACAGGAGCACTTGATTGGTATAGTCCCAATACACGGCGATGTTGCTCGCACCGTGGGCTAGTGCTGCAGCCACGGCCTGTGAGCAGGGCACCGCGATGCGCGCGCCCGAGCCCAAGCGGTAGAAGTTGATCGCGCCTCCCGGCCGTGTGCCATCGCCTGCGGGTGCCAACGGAACCGGTGACTGCGGCGACGTATACATCGCTGAGGACTGATCGAATACGGTGAACCCGGTGATGTTGGCTTGCGCGGTCGCAAGCGCCAACACCGAGCCGATCGCGCTCGATTCTACGCCTGCGGTCCACAGCGAATCAGTGATCGCCTCGCCGCCCCACATCGGCACCGTCGTGGCCGGCGCGACGACGCCCGAGACCAACTCGTTGCGAACGGCCGGATCATTCAGCGCCGTACCTTGGGTGTACCCCTCGGACGATAAGGAGAAAAGTCCGGGCGCATTGGTGACTTGCGCCGGGTTGATGCTAATGCCTGACATTGAAAGATCTCCTGGCCCAGCGCGCGCCGGACACAAAAAAGCCGCCTCTCAAGGGCGGCTAGAGCAGCGTGTGAGGTAAGGGTGTTAGTGCGGGAATTTGACGGTGAGACCGGCTACGAGACGCGGCTGTGCTTTGAACATGTCCCAGCACGCGCCCGGATCGCCCGTGTAGGTCTTGATTTTGCGCCCGGTATCATCCATCGAGATGTGTTCGCGCAAGGTGCCAACCGGAACGCTGGCCGGCGAGATCGCAGTCTGGTACGCATCCGCATAAATCTGTGCCTCGACGGTGTCCAGCGCCTTGTCGCCGAACGCCGTGAGATCCACATCTTTCCACTGCGCGCTATGACTCTTGACGGTGCCCAGAAGGCGGCGGCGGTACGCATCGTAGGTCTCGCCATTGGCCCACCGGTCAGCACCGGCTGAGTCACCAAAGGCCTGTACGACCTTTTCGGCCCGGCGTTGCGCGCCTGTGAAGAGGGTTATGTCGGCGGAGGTCATGTTGGCCGGCAGACGCTTTTCCATGTCGGCGATCATTCGGCGCACGTCGGCGTTGGAGTCGGTTGCGCGCGCTGCATCGGCCTTGGCCTTCTCTTCTTTCTCGGCCGCGTCCTTTTTGGCCTTTTCCTCTTCCTCGGCAGCATCGGCCTTGGCCTTGTCGGCTTTCTCCTTCTCCTCCTTCTCGTCGGCATCCTTTTTCGCTGCGTCGGCCTTTTTCTTCTCATCCTCCGCCGCATCCAACTTCGCGCACGCCGCATCGAGGCGCGCCTTGTCGGCCTTGCGCTCATCGTCTGCTGCGTCCATCCGCGCCTTGAAGGAATCCAGGTGCGACAAGATCTTATCGAGCTTGCCGCCCTCTTTCTCAGAGTCGTTCTTTGTCTCGTCGCCCATTGCTCGATGCTCCTACAGGGGGTTATAGCCGGCTGGCAAGCCGGTCAATTTGATCAACTTTCAACTTGCGCAGGATCACATCCAGCGCATCGGGTGATTGGGAGGCGCTATCGGCTACCAACACGGCATCAATGGATTCAACACCGGCCATGCCAGCCGCTTTATCCCACACACCCTCGCCGGTCGGGCCGCCGCCGCTACCGTCTCCGTTTGGATCAGGGTCCGCATACAAAAGCGCCAAATGATCGACCAAGCTCGGCATGTCCTCGATCAACAGGTTGGTGCCGTCGCGCATCTTGAATTTGGTTCCGCCGCAGACGATGCCCGGAGAGGTAGACATCTTCTCCACTTCCAACATGCTGGAGACTTCTTCGTCCCAAATTTTGGCGATGGACCAGACCTCATCGCCCTGGATATAGGGCAAAAAGACCGTGCCCACGATACGATCCTTGAATTCCTTGGTGTTGAGCACGTTCTTTTTCGGGTGCTCGAGGATCACGGGCAGCCCATTGCAGCGTGCGAGAAACTCATCCGTCAGATACAGCGCTGAGTCGCGCCAGGGGAATTCGTCGTGCGAGCCACGGTAAGCGACGCCGGTTCCTGTAACGCGGATTGCGACCAACAGCAGGTTTTCGTAGCGCTGCGGAGAAACCAACTCGCAGGACACGATGGCCTTGGCTATATCCAACTCGTGCATGTCAAACCGGCGCAAGGCAATCGGCACGCCCGGATGCAACAGCGGGGAGTTGAGCGCAAACGCGCGATCGACCCACTGATAGGCGTCGTGCTCCCCATTCAGCTTCGGCTCAAATTCCGCGCCCTTCGCGAGAAACGTGGTGAAGTCCACCCCGTCAGCCTCAGTGCCGGCCGGCGCATCAACAGGCGCTGGGCTCGTCTGAACCCGCCGCGTCCACAGCGTCAGCGAACCCTCAAGCTTCTCGCCCGTTTCCTCGAGGAACTCGCGCCGTGCGGCATCTTCTGCAGACTCGCCGTCTTCAATGCCCCCGCCGGGGAATGCCCAGCCTTGGCCGTCTGTGCGGTGGACCAACAGAACGTGGCCAGCGGCAGACAGGTAGAGGATGCCGGCGGCGCGAATCATTAGCCGTGCCGCGCCTTGAACCCAGGGGAGACCCGCTCAATAGCTGTGTCGCGCTGCTCGTTGAACTGGCCCATTGAGCGCGCGCGCGTGGTCAGGCCATCTGTGAGCGCCTCCACGAAGTCGATGACCTTCGCCATGGCACTCGGTGTGTTCTCCGCGCTCGCATTGGCGTATTCGGTCAACAGCACTTCGAGGCGGCGGCGTTCGTCGAAGGTCAGCATTTCGGCTGCTCCTGCATGAGACTGGCGAGTCTGTCGCGCTCTTTGCGGATGGCCGGCAATGCGGCCGTGTATGCGGGATTCATTTTCTCGAAGAGTGCTTGCCTTTCCGATGGATCTGCCAGCGAGACGCGCAACAGTTGATCGATGAAATTGGGGACCGTGCGCATCTCCTTTTGTGCGAGTTCCGCGATCAGAACGTAAAGCGATACATCGAGGCGAACCGCAACAGACTTTTTCACGCTTTCATCCTCGCAATCTGTTCTCGCACCCGCGCCAGTTCGTCGCGGCCTTTGGTGGTAAGCATTTCGGGCGGCAAATCTCTGAGCGCGTGCATCCATACGACCGTGCAACGGCAGTAAACTTCTTGGCCCGCTGCCGTGATCTCGTCGTAGTACTGACGCCCCGCCAACTTCATCAGGCCCTGTTGCATGGCCCAGTTGTCGCGCAGCACGTAGATATGGTTGTTGCGCGCAACATGCTCAGGCCGTGCCTGATATCCGCCGCCTTCCATCACATGCCGCCAGCGACCCGCAATCGCGCCGCCATCGCGGGAAACGATCTCGTTGATTGCGGCCGAAAGCTTGTGCCCCTGGTCGATCACAACTCGCCGTTCTTCAAACGGCAGCGCCGCAATCCCCCGTCGCACGGTCTCTTTGACTTCCTGCCGTTGAGCCACGTCAGTGCCGCCAATGGGGATCGACGTGGCCCAGCCGGCAAAGCGTTGCAAGGTCCGCTGAACCGAGGCTTCGCGATTCAACTTGATCAAGCTCGCGCTCGCCAGAATCCGCCGATCCAACTCCGCCCGCAGCTTCGGCTTGATCATCTCCAACGTGTACTGGCTGATGCCCTGGTGGACTTTCAGCAGGTTTGCGGTGGTGGTCGTGCGGGCAAACACCCGCTGCAGGCCGTCGCGCAGGGCGTTTTCCAGCACCGAGCGCGGCACCAGTAGCGCATGCGCTGCCATCTCAAGACGGCGTAGCCACTCATCGAGGCGCTCCTGCGAGTCGAAGCCGTGCTCGATCAGGTCGTTGATGGCCTCCGAAACAACCTGATAGAACTGGCTACGGGGTGGCGGCGGAGGCATGAGGACCTACCCCCGGTCGGGGAACTCAACCCATTCGATGCTCTCGTGGGTTTCTTCGCGCCAAGATTTTGTACTGCGCTCGACGTGCTCCGTGTGCTTGGCAGGGTCGTCCGAGTGCATTATTTGAAAAATGCGCTCGTATCCCTTGTCGATAAATGGCGTGTTCGGATCAGCCCTACAGGCCATCACTCCGTGGTCGTAACCACACGCAACGGCCTTTGAAATCTCGCGCTGCATCTCTTTATTGAAAGCAGCCAGATCAGTTGGAAGTTGGTCAGCCTCAAACCGCATCTGTCCGAGCACGGGCACTTCTGGCACTTCGATCCTGATGACATCGTATGCCGGCCACTCGCATGCCTGGGCTTTGCCAGCGGGTACGTGATGAATGCCAACTCTCTGCGTCATGCTCGTGCACCTGTAATTCTGGCTGGCAGCTGCCCCACAGCCCGCCGCAGATTGCTCAGGACAGGCCGCGCCGAATCAAACTTGCCCATCTTGCTGGCCACGGCATCAGGCTCAAGGGCGGCGTCCTGCTGCTCATTCGAGCGGTCTTTTTCCTCGATGAGAAACGCTTTTAACTCGTCGCCATCCAAGTCCAGGCCGAGCGGGAACAGACGCTTATTCTGGCTCACACTGTCGGCCAGCCACTGAATCGCAATGGCCTTGTTGACCGGATCGAGAACGGGCAACGCGGTCTGCACGGTGGCAATCAACATCTCAAACTTGACCGCGTCGACCTTGGAAAGCTCACTTTCGGGTTCTATCAACAGCGAAGGCCACTCAGCCGAGAAATTGCGCCGCCACTCGCTGAACACATCCAAGTACTCGCGATTCCCGTACTGTTCCGGGTAGTTCGCCTGCATGCGCTTGTAAAACTCAGGGTTCCACGCGCGGTACTGCACGATGTTGTCAAACCACTGATATAGCGGCCCCAACTTCTTTCGAATCCCGTCGATGTAGCGCGCGTTGTTCTTCGCATCCTCGGTGCCTTCACCGAACCCGGACACCATAGTCTCGTTTTCAAGGAGCTTCGCCGGCATGTCGGCAGCGGTGGCGATGTTCTTCAGGATGTTGGTGCGCGCAAAACCGCCGGCGCCCTCCACATTCTGCATGTTCAGCGTCTCGATCGCCTCGTCGTGACCGATCGCCATGACGTTGCCGGTGTGACCTTGCTTCAGGAAGAAGCGTTTGATGCCGGCGACCCTCAACATAATGCCGTCGACGATTGAGCCAGGTGACTTCATCTTGGCGATGAGCAGCCCCAGCTTCGTCGAGATCATGTCATCCGCGATCATCGTTCCAATGAACGACTTCAGCGGATACAACGCGCGCTGATACACCGAGCGCCCCACGTAGCCGAATCCCGAGGACGTGTACTCGATGTACACCGGCGCCTCGTTCATTAGCACCCGGAAGCGCGAACCGTGATAGGTCTCCCCGTTGGTCGTCACCCGGATGGGCTTTTGGAAATCTGACGAATTCGGTATCTGATTCAGCACCATCGAGCCCGCTGTGTTCAGAGGGTCCAACACGTTGAAGAAAATCGGCAGGTCCCAAATCTTATCCATGTCGAGTGGCAGTTCGGATGACTTTCCTGTGCAGCCCAACACGATGGAAGCGATGCCGTACACACGCGACAACGCGCCCGTATTCTTGATGTAGTCGTTGGCGCCGATTCGCTCCCACTCCGACAGATAGTCCTTCGGCACCTCTTCGGGCGCATTCTGCACCGTAATCTTGCGATCCTGGCTCTGCGCCACCGTGATCGGTGCTTCGGCCATTTTTTGGCCCAGCGGATGATGTGTATAGATCGTTTTTGCTAACTGGTATGAAACTTCCGAGCCCGGCTGAATCTCATCCGCCATCAAAATTTCGAGCAGCGGCGTACTGAGCTTCGAGCCGCTGATTCCAACTTCGCTCGCCACGGCTAATTCATCCCCGCCAACCGAATCAACCCATACACCTCAGAGGCCAGACTCTCATTACCCAGCCCATCCATGATCTCAAACACAATCTGGTGCAACTCGGATGATCGCGTGTTGTTGACCATCGAATTCTGCGCGGCCGCGATCGTGATCGCATTGGACAGCGCGACGAGCGAGATCGCGGTCAACGGCACGAGGTTGCTCCCGCTCGCCACATCATCCACCCGGTAGCTGACCTGATTGGGCACGAACGGCAGTCCTTGGGCGTTGAAATACGCGATGCTGACAATGCAGGCCGAATTGGCGGGGAAGGTTGCGAGCGCCACCGGTAGTCCGGTATTGCTGAATATGTTGATGTCGGCCCGGCCGAACTGCCCTTCGAGGCCCACCGGTTTGAGCGAGGCGGCCGTATCGACCACCGCCGCACCGCCCAAGGTGATGCCGGTACTCAGGTCCCCCGTTCCCGTGACACTCACCAGCGCTTGGCCGGCGATCAAGAGGCCGGTCACCAACGAGCCCATGGCCGTGGAGGCGACGTTGGCCGCGCCTGCGAATGCGCTTTGAATCAATGCAGCCCCGGCCGCCGTCACCACGATATTGGCGTTGCCGGCGAACTGAATCGCCGCAGTCAACTGGCCGCTCGCCATCGTAAGCGCCGTCACGGCCCCCGAGAAAACGATCTGCGCGGTCAGGGATCCGGTGGCCTGCGAGTTGATGAGGACCTGGCCGGCGTCCTGGATCTTCGTCGTGAGCGCACCGAAGGCGGTGGACAGCGCCGCGGCGGAGCCCTGCAAAGAGGCGACGCCGCCGGAGAGCGCCCCCGTGGCCGCCGTATTGGCATTCGCCGCCGCATTCAACTGAATCGACGTGGTGAGCGCTGCTCCGGCGTTCGTCACCCCGAGTGCAATGGAGGCCAGGTGAATGGCCGTGGAGAGCCCGCCTGCGGCCTGGGCGGCCACGAGCGCCGCGCCCGCAATCGCGATGCCCGTACTGAGCGCCCCCGCCGCAGCGGTCAGCACATGGGCATAGGAGACCATGTTGGGCGTGAGGATGACCAGGCCGTACGACCAGGCGGTGCCGTCGAAGAACTGCACCACGGCCGAGCAGTTGTTGCTCGTGGAACTGATCTCGCCATTGGCGTAGATCGTGATGTTGGTGGCGTCGTAAAACAGCACCGAGCCGTCGGTCGGCAGCACGTCCAGCCAGAAATTCGGATCCAGGATGCCGCCGGTGCCGGTGTACAGCGTCCCGGCGAGCGTCACGGTGGCCCAATTGGTCAGCGCTCCCACGACGCCGGTGGTCACCGTGGCATTGGCGGCGGCCCGGATGGCCGTGGTCAGGGCGGCGCTGGCCGAGCTCGTCACCGAGGGGGCGCCCGAGAGTGCCTGCAGATTGCCGGCCGCGCTCGTGGCGACTGTGGCCGTGCCTGCAATCGGATTCACGCCGGCCTTATAAGCCGCTACCGCAGCGGCCCACTTGCCGGTGACACTCATCGTGCCCCAGTTCGCGCCCACCCCGGCGGTGCTGCTCAGGGTCTGATAGTCCGCATCACTCTGGTTGGTGTGCGCAACGGCGGCAGTGTAGGTGCCCGTGCCACCCGTGGGCGGGAAGGTGCCCCCGCCGCTACTCATATTCACGTGAAAGAGCGCGGCAATGGCAAGGTCACCGCTCGCAGCCAGCGCCGCCGTGGCCGCTACGCTCGGCGTGGTGGAGCTGGCCCCACCCGTGTTGCTTTGGTCGAGCGCGACCGGGGGCACCTCAAATGCGACAATCTCGCCTTCGCTGTTGGCCGCCAATCCCCCGCTGGCCACCACGCTGATGGTATGCGTGCCCGCAGTCGCCGCAGCCAGTCTGAAAATCTGCGCTGTCGCAACACCCAATTCCGTCACGAGCACATCGGACGCATAGGCGCCCTGCGCATCCGAAGCTGAGAGGCTCGGGCCCGTGCCCCCCGTGTCCCCATGCATCGCCGCCACGAGGATGTGGTTGCCGGCCGTGACTCCAGTCAACGTCGTGGTCGTCGTGAGACTGCCGTTAAAGGACCCGGGCGTCGATACTTGGACCGGCGTGATGCTCACGAATTCACGCCCTCCTCAATATGGATTCACTGTGTTGGTCCGCCCAGCCCCTTGGATGAAGCGATAGACACTTTGGCCGTACGTCGCATCGTAGGACGTGGCGGCATTCCAGAACGTGTTGGGCGCCTTGTTCAGGCCGTAGTTACCCGATTGCGCGGTGCCCACGTCATAGAACATGTAATGCACGTTATCGAGGGCGGCGCCGCGGTAGCTCCAGATATCGGCCGCTGAGAACTGGCCGATGTAGCCCCCCATCTCGGTCAGTTCCTGGCAGCCGGCGAACAGCATCCGGCCGCGAAAGCCTAAGCCTACCCCCGGCGTCGCACTACGCCAGCCGCGAATCACCTGATCCGAATACACGCCGCGGTGGAAATTCGTGTTGGTGACGGTCGCATAGGCGTTCTGACCGGTCGAGGTGAAGGGCGTTTGCAGGTAAATCCAGTTTTTAGTCCAACTATCCACGCCTCCCAGGATGCATTTGTTGACGACGGCGGTGTTACAGACGTCAGTCCAACTGACATCCTGCCCGCTGTAACTGCTGGAACCTGCCTCATTGAACAGATAGTCCGTCGTGAGCCAGATGTTGGACTTCGCAAAGGCCGCGCGTCCACGCGACATGATCGACTTGAAGGCCGCCACCATGCCTGCATCGGTGTAATCCGAGTTGTAGTTGATTTGCGCCTGATGGGTACCCAGCGTATCCACGCCGTTGAAGGACGGATTAGCGGTCCCGATCCCGTGGATGAAGCCTTCGAAATTCGGATCGTTGTCGTAGCGTGCGGCTGCCGCTTGCATGAACGCGATGTAGGCATTCAACACCGGCGCGTTATAGAGCTTCGCGAACACGCCCGCGCCCGGGGCACTCGGCGGATTCAAATCCGAGCGCCGATAATTCCCCAGCGTGGCGAAAGCGCCCTGGCTGTTGAGCAGCCACTGCGGCACACAGCTGGCCCCGGTGGTCACACTCGCATTGGAGTTGTTGGCGACGAAGCCGGACCAGTTGATCCACAGCCACCACTGTTTGTTCTTAGCCTTGATCGCATTCGCATACAGGTCGACGACGGTCCAATCGTAGTTCGGCGCCGAGGTTCCGGTGTCGATGGCGGGCCACTGCAGGATGAATGCAAAGCCCATCAGGTTATCGGTGGCCACCCCCACGGACGGGTTGGTGACCGTCGCATTGATGACGCTGTGATCGCTGCCATTGAAGCGCGTGGCGTTCACACTGCCGGAATAGTCAAACGAGCCATAGAAGCCCGGATGAAACTTCAGGGTTGAGCCAGGGCTGCCGCCTGTCAGGATTCCACTCGCCGCCGAACCTACTGAGGCTGCGCCCGACACCCGCGAGCCGGTGGTCAGAATGCCACCCGCCGATATCCCCGCTCCTGCGGATCCTGCTAAACCGCCTGGATGATCTCCGTTCGGATAGCGACCCCAATATAGCCCGTCGGAGCTTGCCTTCGGGATCGAGATCTCGATCCGCGCGGGAGAGTACGGGGGGGTGGGCATCAGCTTCTCGTGTGGCCGATGTCATCCAGATAGGTCACATTCCCCGCCACATTCGCGCGATCGTAGTACTGGCCCTTGTACCAGTTGGTTGCCCAGGCCTGTCCATTCGTGAAGCTCACCGTGCCGGTGACCGGAATACCGGCGCCGGCCACCGTGTAGGTGCCCACCCCGGTCTGCGACGGCGATGGATTCACGTAGGTGGCGGTCGGTACGCCAGTGCCGGTGATCCAACAGCCGTTGTCGATGCCGGGACCGGAGGCAATGCTGGTGACGGTCAATGTCGAGCCGGTGATGGACCCTGAGAAGTTGGTCACTCCTCCCAACGGGGAACTGCATTGGATGGCCGAGAAAGGGATCTTGTAGGTAGCCCAGGTGTTGGCCACCGGGGTCGGTCCATACGCCAGGATCGCTACCGAGTCGATGAAGGTATGCGGCCCGGCCAGGTCGCCAATGGGCCCGCGGTGATGCAGTGCAAAGCCGCCGGCTTGATTGGTCAGGCTCGGCCGCTGATTGAATTGGGTGTAGTTGAACGCACCAATCTCCGCCCCATAGATGAAACTGGCGGGACTGGCAGACGGTCGCTGCAACGCTGCGTTGTCGGAACCCGTGGCATCGTGGGTCATCTTCAAACAGAACGCATGCGGGGCGATCGGTGACCCCCCGGCATTCGCAAAGTCATTCGGCACCACGATGCCGAAGGAGAGGTCTCCGACGCCGCTGAAGTAGTCGCCGCCGATCTGGTAGCCGTGACCCGAGGTCGAGGCGACGAACGCGAATCCCGGCACCATCGTCAGCGTGTTCGAGGTGTTGGTCAGGACGATGCTATCGGTACCGGCCGTCTTATCGAAGACGTGATAGCCGACCCACTGGTCGACCGTCCAACTCTTGCCCGTATCGACAATCGTCGTCGTGCTGCCACTGGTTGCCGTGCCCGAGATGCCACCGCGATAAGCCCACATGGTGAACTGCGCAGGCTTGGCCCCACGGGTACCGCTGGCATCGACGGCCACCACATCGTAGTCATAGACTGTCGTGGGACCCGTGGCTGCCGCACCTGCGCCCTGATCGATGTTGCCGGCGCTGAAGAAGTTAGTGCACGCCGTGTCCGTGTAGTAGAGCTGTGTGGACGCGACGGTGGCATAGTCCACATCCGCCCCGTAGTTCGTGCGCCGAATGATCTGGTAGTGATCGACAGGACCCGTTGCGGCCGTCCACACGATCGTCTGCTGCATCAAGGGGGACGTGACGGTCCCTGCACTGTTGGTCGTGCCGCCCTGGTTGACGAGTTGGAAGTTGGACACGGCGCCCAGACTGCCGCCCCCGCCCGTCGTCAAAGCGCCGCTCGCCGCTACCGCTGCGGCAGCCCCACCGGCCATCTTGATGCCCGTACTGAGCGCCCCACTGACGGCCGCGGCGATCGAAACCGCCCCCGCCATCTGCGGCTTATCCCCATTCGGATACCGTCCCCAGTACTGACCGTCGTAGCTGGGCTTGTAGATCGCGACGTCGACACGCGAGGGCCGATAGGCACGCACCGCAAAGCTGCTCGAGGCTGCGACCCCAACAGATGCGCTGCCGGCCGCTTGGATGGCCGTGCTCAGCCCTGCGGTGGCTGCACTCGATGCCACCGCGCCACCAGCCAGGGCCGCACTCACGCCGTGCAGCGTTCCACTGGCGGCGACCGAGGCTGCGGGCGTGCCGCTCAAAGCAATGCCTGTAGACAGCGCACCGGTCGCGGCACTGGCCACGGCAGGCGTCCCGGCTAACGCAGCTGCGCCCGTCGTCGTCTCTAGCAACGCGACCGCGAGCGTTACATAGTTGTCAGAGGTCGCACTTGAGGGCGTGAAGGTCGCCGCGCGTGTGCCGAGGTTCGTCGAGTGCAGCGATTCGACTCTCACCACCGGACCTGCAAGGCTCCATACAAAGCCGGTGCCGCCGCTGGTAAAGCCCGTACCCGCATTGGGCTCAAAGGGTGTTGAGCCGTTTTGCGTGGTCTGGTAGGACGCGGCAATGAGGATGCCGGCGACCGCCCCGCAGGTCAGAGCAGTGCTGGTCACGCCATCGGCGGTGGTTGAGGCTACGGTCTGAAGGTTACCTTTGTGATCCAACAGCGGAGTCGCGGTGACACCCGTGACTTCGATGAAGACCATCCCGTAAAAATCTTCGGTGCCATCGGTTCCATTGGATGGGCCGAAATGAAGTGTGACCGTATCCGTCGAGGACAACGCGGCGCAGTTCTTCTGGTAGTAACTGCCGAAACTGACATTGGCCGGATCTCGCTCCACATCTAGCGGCGCGTAGATGCCGTTCTGAGAGTCGTTGACCTGCCAGACAATGATGCCAACAAAATTGCTGCAGGTCGGCATTCCAATGAGCGTGGAGCCGGCCAACACATTGCCCTGAGGCAATGCGGACACACTGAAACTCTTGGGCGACGAGGACGAGATGCCGTTGCCGGGATCGTAGAGGAAGACTTGTCGAATCGCAGCGGTCACGAGTCAACTCGACATGCGCCGGATGGGGGTCAGGCATCCGGACCGGGGCATGGGGTTACTGGCCGGCGGCGTCGATGGCGGCCTGGGCTGCTTTCTTGGCGGCCTGATAGTCCGCTTCCGCCGTCGCATCGAGATCGAAGCTCGCGCCGGCTGGAGTTGCGGCAGCCAGTTGGTCGATGGATTCAGTCACCGCGTTCGGATCACTTCCCGCGATGCCTGCTATACCGTTCACCAACATCTTGGCGTACTCGGCGGCGTCAGAGACTGCGATTTTGCTCATGTCAGTTCAACCCCTGGTCGGCGATGGCCAAGTCATTTCGTGCCTGATCGAGTAATGCCTGCGCTTTAACGGTATCGCCCGCGCACTTGCCCGTGTGATCGTTCTGCTTACATACCTTCAGCGCTTGCTCAATCAAGTCGTGCGCGGCGTCGATCTGGTCGAGCTTCGCCTGCGCTTGTTCCTTGGTGAGCTTGTGGTCATGCAGGAGTTGGGGGATGTGTTTGAGGCCTGCGGCGGCGTGCGTCTTCAACGGACTGGCTGTCCATTCAAACGAGCCCAGTGTGGCGAGCGTGCCGATGACGATGACTTCGCCTTTGGCCTGGGCGGCGAGCGCGGTGACGTCGTGATGGGTTTTGGGCTTGGCGTCGGATTGGCCACAGCTACTGAGAGCGCTAGCGGCAAGGACAACAGCAGTCAGGATGGCGAGTTTCATGGGAACCTCGAAGTTAGGCTGCCTGCGCGAACGTGTCGTCATTGGCAGCTTGCAGAGCCCAGTGGTCGTGCAGGTTAGCGCCGATTGTTATCGTTAGGGCTCCGGCTGCGAAGGCCGGGGCAGCATCCCCGGAGTTGACTGTCTTCGGGGTCGTTAATGCACTGTAGATCAGTTCGTTGCCGCCGGAAACAGCGTCGTATAGGCAGAACGTTGTGATTGTCGTCCAATTTGCCGTTGGCGCTGGAAATGTAATTGCCGCGTTGTTGCTGGTCGTCCCAGTGGATCCGCTCGCGTTACTCGAGGCCGAAGTTGTGCCCGCTCCCTGGGTACCCGCCCAGTTGGCGAGGGAACTTGTGACGCCTTGACGAGCGTACGAACCGCCAGATACCTCACCTGTGCAGCTCTGCGCGGTCGCGGTCGCGGTATAGAGCCCCACATAGACCGTCGCCGGGGTCAATGCAGTCTGACCGCGAAACGTGGCGTCCAAAACATGATTTTGGAAATAATTCGACGTCGCCGCAGCCTGCACCGGCGGCGCAGACACCACCGACAACACGCCCAGCGCAACGAGCAGCAGCGGCATCACGAGTTTTCGGAACTGGGTCAGCATGAGGAAAGCTCCTTCGAGAAAAGGGGTTGTCTAGACCGATGGCGATTTCTACAACATTAGCGATGGATATCATGTTGAACCACAGGACTGCCGTATCGAAAGGCGGCGGCAATGGCCGGTCTAATCTTCAGCTAACATGCCAGAAATGCAATCTACAGAAACACAATAAAGATCCGATTGCGTTCGCGCAAAAGAACGGATTACTTCTCTAATCAGAAGCCGTCAGAATTTCCCAAACCAATGGCAATCGAGTAAGAAAAGCAGTCGAGCAAATCGTCCGGGTCAGTGTCCTTGCTTTCCATGGACATATTCAACACCTGTGAGAGCATGTGATTCTTGGTGGAGTTTTTGAACGTGACGACGCGCTCGTACGCTTGCCGCGTCATCTTCACTTCACCGGCTGCGACGTGGCCGGACACATTGAGCGCGCGTTCCTTCTTGCCCAACATCGTGAGCTTCGAATCGATGGCATGCGTGACCCAGTCCGGATTCCAATCCGGTTGCTGCGTCGACTGTTGCAACAGGATCGTACCCGAGACCTTGTCCTCGATGAACGCGCCTGCACTGCCCTTGAAGGCTTGGCACTGACGGGCTAGCGCTTCAAGACGGGTGAATACGCTGGGCAGCCACTTGTTCAGGAACGCGCCCTGAATCTGCGTGTAATCCCAATCGCAAATCGCCAGCGGCGGGTTGGCCGTGTTGAGGATCGAACGCGCAAAGAACGTGACGGCCAGACCGTCATGCGCCCGGCCCGTTTTCATGGCCGAGTCGATCACGGCATACACGAAGTCAACACGGGTCGGCGTCTCGATGGGCACATAGATCGGCTGCCCATCCGCGCCCACAATATCCGTCCGTACCAACAAGTCGTTCTCGTGAAAGAACGCGCCCTCCACCGCACGCGGCCGGCCCTGGCACTGCGAATTCCATGAGCGTGGGATCCGCTCGAAGGGCACCCAATGCGACTGATCGAACCATTCAGGCCACAGGTACTCACCGATCTTGCGGCCCAGTGGATCCGTGGTGGTCTCGCACTTGGCCTGCAGATTCAACACTTCCCACTGCCGGCCATCGCGGCATTCAAACATCCCTGAGTCGCCCTGCCAATCTTCAGGAAGGATGCGCCCGGCGATATCCTCCTGGTGCCAGCGTGTCATGATGATCACGAGCCAGCCGCCCGGAACCAACCGATACAACAGGTCGTCGGTGTAGGCGTTCCAAGTAGATTCTCGATCGGGCTCTGACTCGGCAGACGCACGGCCGCTGACCGGATCATCCACAATCGCGCCATCAAAGCGATTGCCCGTGATACCAGACCAACCCGAGGCCATGTACTCGCTACCATTGGTCAGCGAAAACAGGTCACCTGCGTGCGAGTCAGGTGAGATGGTGGTGTTGAATATCGCGTTGTAGCGCGGCTGTCGGCAAATGGCGCGCGTCCGGCGGCCCATCTTCTTGGCCAGGTCCTGACCGTAGCTGATCACACCCAGTCGCGAGCGCGGACGCTTCCCCATGTAGTGGCTGGGATAAACGACCGACGCGTAAGTCGTCTTCGCGCTACCGGGCGGCATGAAGAACATGCCCCGTCCGTAGCGTCTCCCCGAGATGCGCTCCATCGCGGCCAGCATCAGGATGTGGTGGACCGCGAGGTTGGTTTCGACGGGCGCGAACAACTCCGTGTCAGGATCGTCTGACAGCGGGCGACCGGGGACATCGATAATCCCGGCGAAGGTTTCCGGATCAGTCCTCGCTCGTCTGCGGTTCAGCAGGTGTTGCGCGGCCTCGGCTGGCGATAAGCGCGAGTTCCGCATCGGTGAGGGCATCGACATGTTGGAATTGCAGCGGTTCACCGGGCGGCGTACTGAGAGCCAGACGCTCGCGATATTTGGGGTCCCGGGCTTTGAGCAAAAAGATCAGCAGCGTGTCGGAGAATTTGCGGACCAGTCCGCACTGCTCGCCCTGGTAGAACACGGGCTCGTCCCAGCCGTCCTTCGCGCGGCGTGCGGCTTCGTCCTCGAGGGCGGCGGTACCGAGTTTGACGGCGGCTTCCCAGCGGCCTTGGAACACCAGGTCGTTATCTCGCAGGTGGTACAGGTACTGCCGATTGATCCCGACCTGAAGCGCCGCTGCTGAGACGTTCGCGGTTTCCGCCAGCGCAGACAAAAACTCATCGAGCTTTTCAGGTGTCGCTTTCGTCGGTTCGCGTGTCGTCTCGGACATGAACAATTTGGGCGTTTCAGCCATTCTCCGGTGAGGTCATCGAAGTTGATTTCTTAAGGATTCGGAACCAGAGGCTTGATGCCCCCTACCCCCAAAACACGGTATCCATTGACCGTTAACGCCGGCGCCACCGCAATTCGATCTTCAGGGATTTCAACAACTTGCAAGGGAGGTATTTCTTCGAGGCGAGCGTGGGGACCAGAAACGTCGCCAGGCACTGCCTTCGCGGTTGGCCCCGATGGGCCGCAAGTTGTAGGAGCGGACCCTACGCTGAGCGGTTTCCCATTGTCAAATCCGGGGCTTACCTCCTGCGGTTGCGACAGCGCCCGCTGGATCTTGCGCAGAGCGGTTCCAAGCCACCGCTCATACACCACCTGCAGCGAGATATACCGCCCGAATAACACCTGCTCCCACGTGTCCGTGGGCACGTTCAGGTAGATCGCAAACAGCGCCGAACCGCCGGCCAGGAAGATCGGCCGATGCATCTCCGCATCCAGTACCAGGGCAGCTAGGGTGCCGTGGTAGAACTGCGGCTTGCCCGCCGTATCGCGCACCCGCGGCGACCAGGCTTCCCGGCGACTGATTTCGTGCGCTCTCAACGCCAACACGTTCCACAGCGCCTCGTAGGCACTCACATCCTGCGCGAAGCTGTATTGAGCGGCTAGCCAGGGGACGGCCGGCACGTCCTTGGCCGCCTGCCCGAGCTCGGCCAGCGACCATTGAGGGCGGCGGTAGACGCGCGAGCCGGCGCCGCGTGCGCTGGGCACGACTTCGCAACTCAGGTGCGCCTCCTGAGCCGCCTTGCGCTCCTTGCCGCTCATCACGCGCTGCTTGGCGAGGCCGTGGGTGTTGCTTGCGGAGCCTGCCACTTCTGGCAAACTGATTCCGTGGGCGGTGCACATGGAAATTAATTCCGCTGCTTTCATAGGTCACCAAAACTTGACAACAAAGTGAATCAACACAACCAACATTACGACCACCAACACTACACATCCGACGAACGCCCATATCTCAAACCACTCATACCGTGACCAGCGCGTCATGGTGTTATCTCCACCAGCGTCACCCCCTTGCCATCCACGCTCCACCCCTGACAAAACACCGCCTGCGGATCCAGCGAGCGGTGCGGATAACCAATCTGGCTCAAATGCACCGTCGGATACAACTTGTCTCGCACCTGCTGCGGTGTTTGATTGCGCCATAGGATGTGGTCGTAGGCGAGGATTTCGAGGGTGCTCATGGAGTCAGCCTCTGCCCCGCCGCCATGAACTGATCCGCAATCTTCCAACACGCAGGAATCAACGCGCCCACCGAATCGGAGATGTCTTCGTGGCGGGAGGTCTGCGTCAACAGCGTTGAGAACGACCGCAGCAGCAACGCCAGGGCAATGTCGCGGCGTAGGCATTGCGAGTCCTGGGCGGGGTTGAACGACAGTTCGTCAGTCATGACACCACCGCCGCATCAAACCGCGCCTGATGCCGACTCACCGGCAACTTCTCGCAGTGCGCGCGCCAGAATTCGAGCGCCATGGGTTGCAGTGTCTGGTGAGCCGCTAGACAAACACAGTCGCAGTACTCGGTGAGCATGTTGATACCGCGGCGATAGTGGGGCACGGGCTTCTCGCAGCACAGGCAGCGGACCGGGGGACGCGGTGGGGTTTGGTTGGGCATCAGGCGACTGCCAGCGTGGCTTGCTGCGGGGCATCCTCCAACCGTCGAATCTCAATCCGTACACCTGGCGATGACAGCGCTTCGGGATCTTCGTTGGGAAACACTTTGGCGAGGCGATCGTATTCCACCACACGCGCATCGTCCCGCCAAACCCCCGCTTGTGTGAGCGCATCCTCTGTTGAGCGGCACAATTTCGACAAGTCAGGCGTACGCATTGGCCACGTCCGGCGCCGCTTAGGAGCGCTGGCAGGCTTCGGCATTGTGAACACCATGCGCACTGTCAGCGGCGCATCAATCGGCTCTGCGCCAGCCCTGACTAGTTCAGCAGCCGCCTTGACGTCCTGCCGCCAAGGGGCAACTTTCTTGGACATCTCCACCATGATGCCACGCCCTGTTGTCTTCGCGATTCCGACGAAACGCTTCGAGCCCTGAGCGGCTGGCGAACCGTAGACGATGATAATCACACAGTTGCTTGTTTGGCTTTTTGACGGGCAAACCAATTCCTCCAATCCCTGCGCCGTTTCTGCCGCCTTTCTTCCGTTGCCTCGTATTCCGCTAGACATGTTGGGCATCGGCGCTGATGACCGTTGTGTATGAACTGATGACCTTTCGCGCATGTCTCCATTCCAGCCGGAGTCAGTGGAGACCTCATGAGATTTTTCAGACATGTTACCGGCTCCAGATGATTTGGATTGACACAGTGACGCACTCTGCATAGATGGTCCAGTTGCAAGTCCTTACGTGGCTTGCCACGCAAAAGCGTATAAACCAACCGATGCGCTTGGTATGTTTTGTTATCGAAACTCGTCCAGCCGTATCCATCGCGACTCTTTGATCGAATCCACAGCCAACATCCATCCGGACCTTTGGCGATGCTACGACGTATGTGACGCGGTAATTCTTCTGGCAATGTTGCTGCTTGCCATTGCGTCAAGGGAATTGGCTTTGTCATCTCAGTGCGACTCCTCCTGTCTCTCGATGTGACACCAACTATGCCATACGCTCTGCACCTTGCCGTCACGATGGAAGGTCAGGATGTGCGTCTCCGCGTCGACCTCATAGCTGCTCGCCTCGACCCAGGCGACCGGTGAGAACTGACCGGGTTGGTACACGGCCCACGTGACCACTTCGACTTTCGGCAAGTTGACTACGCCCATGTTAGTGCTCCTCGACTATGAGTTTTATTCATACCGTCCCCTGCGTCGCAGTGCCATCAAACATCGTATGGGCATCGGCCTCGGTCTGGCGCTCTCTGACCGTATATGGACTGTTACCCGGGCCGTGTGAAGGCGCGAACGGCCGACTTGAGTCGATCTTGAAAAATTCCATGCACTCGTGGGTCTCGACATCCACGAGACGGTCGAACAGCCAGCGCCGCCAAGCGTGTGCATCGTACGTCGCCGCCGGAACGATGAAGTAATGGTGGACCCGGTACGTCTCCCCGTCACTGGGTTGGTAACTGTTGTAGCCGCGCGTGAGGACATCGAGTGTCAGTCCCGAGCCAACAACGCTCCCCTCGCCGTCCTTGTCGCGATCGATGTTGGCGAGCCGGAACCCCCAGCCGGGACGATACGACAGGCGCAACACCAGATCCGCGAGCGCCTGTGGAAAGGGCGCGGTCTGATGCATCAGTGCGGCGTCCATGTTAGTGCGCCCCATCGCGTTTGCTGTCCTGATGCTTCACCCGCTCCGAGCGCCCATCGATCACGTGGCTGCCGCGTTTCTTGCGGGCACCCACCTGTTTGGCAAGCCCCGCCTCGAAGTCGGCTGAGTCATCCGGTGTGCCGCCCTCACCGGCCGCGGCGGCGATGCGCTCCGCGGTTTGCTGCGCTTCGCTCTGGCTGCCCGCCGGTGGGTCGATCTCAACACAGCCTTGCGGTAAGTCGCAGCGCGGGCCGTTGGATTGCTCGCCACTTGTGCCGTGCTGCCACCAGACGTGTGTCTCATCGCGAACGGGGACATTGCCGTAGAGCGGGGTAGTGGTGCGCGGGCCGAAATTGAAATACAACTGCCCCGAGGATTCCATCAAGCGCTTGGCCTGCCTGACTTCCGGACTTGCATCGCCATGCCGCTGCGCAATCTCATCGAACCAACCAAACTGGTGGTCATGCTGTCGTATTGCCAGCTTCGGGCGCCCCAGCACGTCGGCGAGCGGCTGTCCGGATTCATCGTCTAGCTTGCGCGTGAGATGCGTCAGTTCATGGTCGAGGAGCGCCTCGCGCTGAGGCTGCGAAAGCGTGAGCCAACTGGCCCGGTCTACGATGATGTTGGCATCCGCCATTCCGAGTGCGCGGTCCCGCACCGAGACGATGCGTGCGATGGCCTGCGCCGGATAGCCCTGATGCTTGAGAGTCGGCAGCGAGCTTTCATCATCAAACGCGAACAACGTCGCGATTTTTACGCCAGCCAACTCGATGTGATACTCGTAGGCGATGTGGTTGAGCACATCGTGAACATCGGGAGCGGGAGAATAGGTTTTCATGTTGATTCCTGGAGTGTGTTGGTTCCACGTGGAACCTTCGATTGTTGTTTACTCGCCTTCACCTTCAGCGGCTGCTCGTAGAGTCGCTCGAAACAGGCGGCATAGGTCTCAGGCTTGCCTTCACGACGACCGATGATGACGGACTCGATCCGGTTGTCCGTGATGACCTTGCGCAGCCGGTCGCGAAAGTGCGTGAAGACCGGACCATCGGCGTAGAGATCTACCCCGTGATCCTTCAGCCGCTCGGTGAGCCAGGCTTCCGCCTCGAGATTGAACAGCAGCGGCAGGGTTTCCCCGGGAGCTGGCTGCGCCGATGAGGTTTCCTTCCGTTCCCCGCCGACCGCGGACCCGAAGCGCTGTTTCAGTTCCCCGCTCATGGGGTGATTTCCACCTGTGCACGATCTGCACGGTGTCTGCACTGTTGGAAATAGTGCAAATCGTGCATCCGGTGTACTCGGGGGCATGCACGATCCTGCATATGCACGCTCCCCCTAAAGGGGGCGTGCAGATCGTGCATACCCCGAAACACCCCAACACACAAATCATAAGTCATTGATTTAAATCCTAATTGCCATGTTTTAAAGAAGTCACAAGTGGGTCGATTTAGACCAACACCAAAAGTGCAAATCGTGCAGATATATCAAGGCTGACCCCTTAATTCAGGGGGCGAAGCCAAAATAAATCCACCGACTGATTGCCTGAGGAATCCACCGTCCGCCAAGGCCAGGATGGCTTGGGTGATGGCATTGCGACCCATATGGGCTTTAGCGATCTCCCGAATTTCCTTGTCCGTCCACACCGGCTGCCCGCCCCGGTGAGCTCGTTCTAGAGCGCTCAACAGCTTCGCCTGTGTTCCCACTGACGGACGCCGTAACCTCTCGGCGCTGACGCTCGCAGGCATCACTACGCAGGTACTCACGACATCACCATCTGGGTCTAACCCCAAGGAGCGCACCTCGAGGTCGAACGGGAAGATATCCGCATTGGACTGGCCTTCGCGCAACTTGCCGGACTTCAACATTCGCGACGGCCACCCTGGGGTCGCATCCAGTTTCTCGACAATCAACTCCGCATCCAAGGCTCCCAGCAACGCAGAGTGCCCCCGCATCCCGCGGGATTCATCCTTGCCGGAATGGTGCACAATGAGCACCGCCGCCCCGGTGATGTCCTTCAATCGTTTGATGTTGGAGACGTACAAGCCCATATCCTCAGGTCCGTTCTCGTCCCCACCGCCGAACGTCACGGAGAGCGTATCGACGACGATCAAAGCCACCTGCTCTCCCATCTGGGATTCGAGCGCCTTGCACGCAGCAAGGACATCTTCGAGATCGGACGCACCACTGAGCAGGTTGAGTTGAACGGGGACGAAAAAGACCAGAGCATCGGTGAGCTCGGGATACTTCTCCCGCAAGACGATCACTCGATTTTCCAACCGTTTGCGCGTCGATTCCGCGCAAATGTAGAACACAATTCCGCGCTTCACGCGTCGCCCGGCCCAGGCGAGACCCGCGCCGATGTGGGACGCCAAATGCAGCGCTACGAAGGTTTTGCCGCTGCCGGGTGCGCCCCACAACACGATGACCTGACCGCGGTCGAACATCTCCTTGACCAGATACGGCAGGTCGGTATGCGCGCAGGCTTCCTTGACCGTGAAACCCAACTCGATGAGCCGCGGCGGGGGTGCCTTCTCGGGCAGCAACCACTGCGAGACATCTCGTCCCTCGTATAGCGCATCCGCCAAATCCCAGCCCTTGGGCAAGTCCTTGGCGAGGCGCCCCGGATCGACGACCCGCACGTTTTGCGCGACGGCCTTGAGATGTTGCACCACCCAGGCCATGGCTTTGCGCCCAGGTGAATCGCAGTCCGGCACGATGACAACCGTGCGGCCGGTGAGCGGCGACCAATCCGCCTGCCCCATCGCCTGCGCGCCGCCCGGCCACGTCGTCGAAACGTGTTCCGGGAAGAGCTTCTGCGCCGCGCTGGCGGTCTTCTCGCCCTCGGTAATGATCACCGGCGCATCCGGCTCGTTCGCCAGCCTGTCGAGTTGGAACAGCGGTCTTGGATTGGGGTGATGCCCCCACTTCCATCCGTCGATATCGCGAATCAGCGGGCGGATATCCTTCTTGCCGTCCGGCTGTTCCCAGCGACAGATCCGCATCAGCAGTCGGCCGCTGGCATCCCGGTAATCCCAGTAACTGTGGTAGCCGCCGAGTTGGAAATGCTCTGCAGGAATAATGGAGCGATCGTGCGACGGATTGACCACCGCGCCCTTCGCCTCGAGCGCCTGCACGATGTTGCGATAGTCGCAGCCGGCGTAACACACCAGCGCGAGCCCGTCGTCTCCATCCGCCAGGAACAAGGAGGGTTCTGAATCCTCGTGCGCGGGGCAGCAGGCCTTCCAGCCCGTGGGACTCTTCTTGGGCTTGCTCAACAGCCTCGCACAGCGCTCGGCCGACCAGGCGCCCTCCTGTGCTCGCGCCACCATTAACGGCGCGCACGATGATCAAACCGCCAGAGCGCGGCTCGGGAGACGGCTTCCTGCCAGTCGGTATCGGAAGCGATGGACCATTCATCGCGATTCGCAACCGCCTCAGTTTCGTACCACAGACGACCCCGCACCATTGAATTAGGAATGTCCGCGAGAAATTCACAACCGTCTTGCGCCAGCGTGCGCACATAGAGATTGTTGGGCTCGAGCTCGTCCAATAGGAGAACCGGTCGACCCGAACCAACCGCCAGTTCGCGAGCCTTCCCCAAGGCGATAGCATCCCACTGCTCCCAACTACCCTTGACCTCAGCGAACGCGCGCCACTCAGGCAGCCAAAAGTCCGGCAGGTACCAGAATGAGGGAAGTTGAAAACCCTCGTCCTCGTATCGATACTTAAGGTCTAAATGCTTGAACAGAACAGCCCACCGAGCTTCGGTGCGCGAACGAAACAGGATGCCATCGAAGCGTGTTGGAATGGGTGTGAGCGTATCCATCATCCGCCTCGAATGAGATCGCCGCGGCCCGAGTCATCCCGGGCACGAGCATGGTGTCTCGTATGGACGCGGCGAATAGGGTCAAATTCTTCGTGGCTCATCCCCACCACCTACGTGCCATCTGTCTCTTACAGTTGACAAACAGACAACTGCGGTTTACACTCGTCCCATGCTCGAAGTCCTGAAATCCGCCACCTACAACGACTGGTTCGAGGGGCTCCGAGATCGGCAGGCACGGGCTCGGATTGCTGTGCGCGTGGACCGCTTGGGCTTCGGTAACCCCGGGGACGTCAAGCCGGTGGGTGCAGGCGTGAGCGAGATGCGAATCGACTACGGCCCAGGCTACCGCGTGTACTTCGCGCAACGGGGCAACACAACATTGTTGTTGCTGGCCGGTGGCGATAAGCGTACGCAGAATGCCGATATCAAGCGCGCCATTCAGTTGCTCAAAAGTTGGAGATGACACATGACAGCAAAGAAACGGACCCCGGAAGTCTTCACGCGCTATGACAGTGCGGACTATCTGAAATCGGAAGAAGACATCCTCGCTTATCTCGGGGCGGCCCTCGAGGAAGCCCCCGATGATGTGGCATTCCTCGCGAGCGCCCTGGGCACCGTGGCGCGCGCGCGTGGCATGATTCAGCTCGCGAAGGACACCGGCCTCACCCGCCAGGCGCTCTACAAGGCGCTCTCGAAGGACGGCAACCCGAGTTGGGACACGGTGCTCAAGGTGATGAAGGCGCTGGGCCTGCGCTTTCGGGCTGAGGCGGCCTGAGATATTCATCCGCGCCACCAGTCCACCACCCGAATCGCCACCAACACGCTGCCAAAACACACCGCAACGCCCACCAGCAAGGTGACCAACACCAAGGCAATTGAGGGCGGCGGATCGCGCGGCAGGTGCGGCGGGTTCATGGCAGTAGCACCTTCGGATACTCATTCAGCCCAATCAACCGATGCCACCAGCGCCGCTTCACACCGGGCGGTAGAAAGCTATGCGGGTTGTAGCGAACCAACTCTGCGACGGCCTGACGATGCATCGCGCGGCGTACTTGATCCGAGGCGCCCTCGGGTACTCGTCGCATGGGCGGAATGATGGCTCTCACGACGCCTTCTCCATCTCTGCCGCAAACCGCGTCTCCAGCCACGCGACCAACTCCGGGTGCCGGTACTCAAACCGGTCCGGGATGTCGAGCACTTCCATCTTGTCGAGCGCCCATGGAAACTTGTAAGCCAGCGCATCCCGATGGTGCGGCTCCATGCAGTAGATGACTTGCGCCCACTCGATGAGATTGGCGTGCGGCGGCGGCAACGCGCACTCCAGCGTGCCGCAACTGCGCGTGTTCCAGTCGAGCACGGTGGCTGCCCACTGAGCGGCCGTGGCGCTTCGGAGCATGCCGCCGCTGCACACGAACAGCACGCGCTTGTAGTCCCCTTGCGCGGCCAAGTTGAGTTGGCCCAGGTGCGGACGGTCTGCAGCCGACATGTTTTAAGATCCCCCGACCGCAGCGCGACCAAGCGTGCAGTCTTCGTTCGAAGTTAGGTTTATTTGAGCCTGCTTGCCGTGCGAGGCGCGGGCTAGGAGTTAGGAGGCCCTCCTCTGACGCCCGAGACGAAAGTCCAGGTTTGGCAGCTTATGTCGAGTCGCGCTACCCAGATTGCTGCGCTGTGGCACGATGGTCGACATAACAACCAACTAGGCGGACGCTGTGCTGGCGCCAGAGGCGCCGTGATCGCGTGCGGCCGCAGCATCGGCGCGCAATTTCTGAATCAGTTCATAGTGTTCGAGGACCACTTCGGAGGGCAGGCCGCGCCGTTTCCAATTGTCGACGCGCTGCTGAAAACCCTCGTCACCATCGATGCCCAGCAGCTTTCCGAATGCCGTAATGCCGCCAGCGGCGGCGATCAAAGCCTTTGTCTCGTCTATGCCCATACGACCATTAAACATGGCGTTTAATGATAAGTCAACGTGCCGTGTAACACAGACCTAAACGGCTTGTTTACCCTCGAATAATGTCAACTAAAGAAGAAAGACCGATTGACCGCCTAATCCGCTGGATGAGGGATGCAGGCATGGATCAAGTCCAGCTTGCGCATAAGATGGGGGTCGAGGCCGGGCACGTGACGAATTGGAAAAAGCGCGGGTTACCTGCTGAGCGGCACGCAGCCGCGGCACGACTATTCCGTCGAAGCATTGATGAGTTGGTCGGCGCCGTTCCCGAGAGATCGAAACTTGACGAGTCAAAAATCGCTAAATCCGTTCAACGGTCGGAGTACAGTTTGCTACGCATACCTGTGAAAGGGACGATACATATCGGCAAGGAGGGCTACGGAAAGCGGCAAACACAACATCCAGCGGGCACTGGGGACGGATATATCAACATGCCATCACGTGATCGAGGGGCTTACGCGATACGCATCGTCGGCGACACCACCCATTCGAGAGTTAGATCCGGGGAATATGTCGTAATCGAGCCGGAACACGCGCTCGTCGCGGGCGAAGAAGTCTTAATAATTACAAAGGACGGACAGAGCATGATCAGAGATTTCCTGTACCAACGTGACGGTCAGTTAGCAGTCCAAAACATCCGTGGTGAGCGCACGACCCTATTGGAGGCTGAAATAGACACCGTCCATTACGTCGTTGGCATCTCCAAGTCAGCCTTATATTCACCAGATTGAGGGATCAACCCCCATGGTCACACATTTCCAATGGGGCGGCACTGCGGCCCTACTTCTACTGAGCAGTCTTTCATCACATAACGCATTCGCAGCCGACCCACGATGTACCGCCCCTCCTTACGGCGATTCAGACGTTGCGTTCAAAGCCTATGCAAACAGTTTCGGCACGCTCGCCGTGCGAATTGGCCCTGCTTTCGCTGCTTCGAAAGTACTCTCCGACGTTTGTAAGGCCAAATTTGGGGACGCGGATCGCACCAGGTTCTACAACTTGGGATTCACCGAACAGGATTTTCGAACTAAAGGCGTGAGCGACCTCGCCGTCCAGTGGATAACGGCACTGAAAAATATGGTCGATAAATTACCTGACAGTGCGTTCAAGGATGCGCCCGAGGAGGATGACTCCAGAGTCTACGCACTGTTTCTATGCACTCAGGTAGCACAAACATGTCAAATGCAAGGCGCGCCACGCATGACCGTTGGCGGCCCGATGCCTGGGACGTTCTATCGTAGTTTCGCCGACTGCCAGAGTTACGCGCATCAAATCAGCATGCGCCAGCCCATAGAAGACGGGCGCTTCCCGATCGGGACGGATCACGGCATGTGGGTACGAGTGCCGCAGCAAACATGTTGATACGTGGGATCAACCCCAATCCCAAATACGCTCACCACAAAACGAGCAACTGACGCAACGGCATCAGAGCACCGCAATGCCGCCCGCCGATCAGCACCCCGGCGCCGAACCGCCGCAATAGGACCCTGCCCGAGCTGATGACGCGACGCCGCGCACAGTCGTTAAACATTCTGTTGACTCCGCCATAAACATGGTGTTTACTGCTCTCCATCGACCCGGAGAGCAGCATGAATACTCAGAAACGTCAGATCCGAGCGGCCCGCAAGGCCAAAGCCAATCGCCTGTTTCGCTGGCAGGGGGTACCTCAGCCCGCCTCACAGTTCGCCACCAACGGCACGAAGCCGCGCAAGGCGTCGGGTCACACGCCTTGGGTCCTACGCGCTGAATCCCTCGCGGGATTGGCTCTGTCATGAGCTACCGCGCCCTCGCCTCCGCATTGGCCACCCTCGCCCTCAGCGGCTGCTGCCTCGCCCCCAACACCGTGCGCCTGCAAGGCGAGCACGTCTCCCACGCCAGCCAGCACATCGACGGCAGCGGCCAGAACATGGGCGCCGAGCTCGTAGGCGTCGTCGCTCACTGGCAGGCCGGCGGCTGGTTCGCCAATGCGGAAGAGGCCTACAACCTGTCACAGAGCCCCGGCTACAACTGCGCGGGCGGCATCTGCGGCAACCGTGAAGTGTTCGAGGCCCAGGCGGGTTACGAGTGGAGAATTCGGCCGTGACGAGACGCTCCACACGAACGTGCAGCGTTCCCGGATGCACTCGGAAGCATCAAGGTATGGGCTGTTGCGCCATGCATTGGAAGCAACTCCGAAAGGGGAAGTTGGCAGCGCCAGTTGTACCGGAGAGAACACAGCCGATGAAGTCCCATCCTCTGTTCTCGATCTGGATGGGAATGCGCAGAAGAACTTCTACTCCGACAACGACCAGTTATCACCGCTATGGCGGACGTGGCATCAAGCTTTGTGCGCGTTGGGACAACTTCTGGAATTTCGTTGATGACATGGGGCCAAAGCCCGATGGTCATTCGATAGACCGCATTGACAATGATGGCGGTTACGAACCGTCCAATTGCCGCTGGGCAACTCCACTTCAGCAGGCACGAAACTCCAGTCGGGTTTTAAATAAAAGGAGTTCGCAATGAGCACCTCGTACCGCGACCTGCTCGAGCGCATTGCCGAGTCCACCCCGGACGCATCAAGCGTCCGCGACCTTCCCGACTTGTCCCTCGAGGACCTCGCCGCGGCGCTGAAGCACTACCCCGCAGCCTTCATCGAAGCCCTCGCCGACGGGGATCCGGCCGTCGCTGAGTTGTGCAGCGAGCGCTTGAGCGACACCACCCAGAAGATGACGGAGCGTTATTCCCACGTCGGATTAGTAATCGTGGGCGCCATCCGCTGCTACCTGAAGCCGCTCATTCTGCGCGACGTGCAACTCGAAGTTGAGCGGCAGCGCGCAGCGCAGGCCATCGAGGGTCTGTCGGCCCGCAGCGAGGAACGGGCCGCGGTGCGGGAAGCAGGGCAACTGTCGTGATCAAACCCGGCCAACGCCAATACGTCGCCCACCTGATCGCCGCCGCCTTGGCCGCGACCCCCGCCAAGCCCGTCGAGCCGATCCCGGCCGGGTGGTGCTTTGCGCCGGGGTGGATGTTCCGAAAGCAGGCGAATTGACATGAGCAACCCAACACCTTTGGACCCGACCGTCCACAACCCGCCTTCACCATTTCCTTCTCAGGACGGCGGTGCGATTGGCGGCCGGGTTCAACTCTACGCCACCATCAAGCGCTCCAGCGAATACCGACACCAACATGACGGCAAGGTGCCCTTTGATGTGGAATTCGTGAACGATGCCTATGGCGCGCACTGCGTCCTGGGCAACAACAATCGCTACCGCATCGCAGACCTGCGCTTTTACGTGAAGCTCGGTGAGCGCTTCGTGACGCTGTCATGAATGCCGCCGTCACGACTGAACCGACGCGCCCAGCCTATCCATTCCATCTCCCGATGGAATACACCAATGGCAAGGACCTCACGCTCCTGTACGACATCTCGGTTGATTGGAACGTGTCCGTCAAAGTCGTCGGCCAGCCTGACTGGGGTGCCTATGAGTGGGTCATCGAGAACGCCGACTCGACATTGACGTATTCGAACAGCGGCTACGGAAGCTGCGATTACGCGCTGCGCGACGGACTGATCGTTTTTCACGGCACCTTTTGCAACTGCGACGATGTGTTGGCTGCCAAAATCGAGCAGCTGATGAAGAATGCGCGGACGGTGAGCCGAGCGATCGTCACACCGAGGACGCGACGATGAGCGCCTTGAGCGATTTCTACTACGAGCAAGCGCAAAAAGCGCTCGCCACGGTTGACCCGATCCCGCCGGCTCCGATCTCCCCACTCTGCGAACTTGGCGGAACGCAGGCAAACAAAAGGGAGTCGGTGGGATCGCCTTATCTATGCGACTGGTCGATGGACGTGCGCGCCTCGCATCGGTTGAGTGATGCGGAGTTGGTCGACAAAATGCGCTGGGAACTGGAGGCGCTGAAGAAGCGCGAACGGCTGCAGCGGGTGTTGGAAGTGCCCACGGTTTATCCATCGAGTGAGAAATCATGAGCGTACACACGACCTACCACATTCTGGCCACTGACGGCGAGCGCACCACCCGCACCGTGGAGTGGCCGCGCGACCCCGGTTACGACCGCATCAAGGCGCTGATCGAGCCCATCCTCGGGGCGGGCAACTGGCTCGAGCACGTCGCCGTTTTGCACGAGGGTCAGCGGCGCGACATGTTTGTGGATGAGAACGGGCACAGCAAGCGTCTGCCGCGCAACGAGGTAGCCACCGAGATCTATCGGAGCAATTGGCTGACACAGCATCCGGGCGTGGACCCTGAAGAGTTGCCGCACATCGTAGGTCCGGCCGTTCTGTTCCCCGACCGCCTCGTATGGTTCTGACAGGAGCCCAAGTGAACGCCGTCGTACTCACCGAATCTCAACAGTTGGTCTTCGATCAATTGATCCTCGGCAAAAGTAACCGCCAGATCGGGGCGGCGACCGGCACCTCCGAAAAGACCGTCAAACAGCACATCACGCACATCTTGAAGAAGTTTGGGTGCGAAACCAGCCGCGAGGTGATTGCGCGGCATTATTTGGAGAGCAAATGAACGACCTTACTTGGTCCGCCGCGCTGTTCTGGTTCGCGCTCGGCGCCGGTTTCGCGTTGGTCACGGTTGGGACTTGGAAGAAGGGTAAGCGGCGCAATAAGCGCATCGGGCTGCCGGCGCCGGAGTGCCAGCGGGTGCCGGCGTTTGAGGCGGATAGGGGCGTGATGACGCGGAGGCAAGCAGAATGAACGCTGCAGTCGATCAAAGAATTGCCGCTGACCTCGCCTTCCGCGAACAACGTCGCAAATATCTAGGCGGTAGTGACATCGGCGCACTGCTCGGCATCGCTCCGAAGACCTGGCGGCGCAACACGCCGCTGGCGCTGTATCTCGACAAGGTCGAGCCGCCGACGGTCGACACGCAGAATGTCGGGGTGAAACGCCGCGGCAAGCGCTGGGAGGCCGTCGTGGGCGAAATGCTGGTCGAGGCGCTCGAAACCAACGGCCACACCGTTGAGATCCTGAAGACCAACGAGCGCTACGTGGATCCTGACTTTGCGCACTTCGCCTGCGAGATCGATTGGGAGATTCGGCTCGACGGCGAGACCGACATCACCAATGTTGAATTGAAAACTGTCCATCCTTACAAGGTCGCCGAGTGGGGCGAAGAAGGCACCGACGCATCCCCGGTCTGGTATACCGCGCAGGCGATGTGGGGGCTCGGGATCACGCGCCGCCGCCGCTGCATTATCGCGCCGCTGTTTGGCGCTGATGAGATTCGCATCTATCCGGTGGGCGCGGCTGATGATGTGATTGGCGAGATCCGCTCAACGGCGGACAAATTTTGGACTGAGAACGTACTCGCTCGCGTGCCGCCGCTGCCCGGTGGTCTGGTCGACCTCGCGCGCCTCTTCCCGAATGACTGCGGTAAAGAGATCGAGTTGGGCGACAACCTGGAATTCGTCGACGCGATCGTTGAGTTGCGCGCAGCCGATGAGGACTTCGACAACGCCAAGGTGCGCTGGGAGCACGCCGAGGAGATCGCCAAACGCCTCATGGAAGACGCTGCGGTCGCCACCATCGGCGGCAACAAAGCCTGCTCGTGGAAGACGCAGGCAGACAACCGCCTGGACGTCACCGCCATCAAAGAGAAGCGCCCGGATATCTACAAGGAATTCGTGCGCTCCAAAGACATTCGTAAATTCCTACTTACCCGCCCCAAGGCAAAGAAGTAACCATGTCGACAAACCAACTCCGTGGCGCAGTCAGTGCCGCCAAAGAACCCCAGAGCTTCCCGGAACTGCTGGACCGGATGAAGCCGGAGATCGCGCGCGCGCTGCCGAAGCACCTGAACGCCGATCGCATGACACGCATCGCGCTCACGGAATTTCGCAAGTCACCGAAGCTCGGCGAATGCAATCTACGCACCGTGTTCGGCGCCATCATCACGCTGTCACAGTTGGGACTGGAGCCGGGGGTACTCGGGCAGGCCTACCTCATCCCCTATGGAAAGGACTGTCAGGGCATCCCCGGCTGGCAAGGCTATGTCGACCTGGTCGCGCGCGGCGGTCGTGCATCGGTGTGGACCGGGGCCGTGTTCTCAGGCGACCACTTCGATTACGAGTTGGGTGACCGTCCGTTCATCAAGCACAAGCCCAACGAGAGCGGCGAGCTGCCGACGCCCGACAAGCTGACACATTGTTACGCGGTCGGTCGGGTCAAGGGTGCGGAGTGGCCCATCATCGAAGTCTGGTCCGTGCCGAAGATCAAGGCGCACCGCGACCGCTTCAATAAGGTCGGCGCGCGGCACTACAGCTTCCAGCACTTCGAGATGTACGGCCGCAAGATCCCGTTGCTGCAGGTCATCAAGTACATGCCCAAGAGCGTGGAACTGCAAACAGCCATGGACCTCGAGAACAATGCCGAGTCCGGTCGCACCATCGACATGGCCGAGGCCGCTGCGGGGACGTGGGTGCCGCCGGCTGAGGCGGAGGATTCTCCAACCGGAGGCGGGCAGCAGCAATCTGAAGGAAAGATCCCGCACTTCGACAAAGACAGCGCCATGGCGGCTATTCGTGCGACCAAGAAACTGGCTGAACTGACGCCGCTGTACGAGTCGGTCGTGTTGGACTTCGATGGCACCAAGCGGGAGCTTCCTGAGGAAGTCATCAACGCCTACACGGATTGGAAGGCGCATTTGGAGTCCCAAGAGTCATGAGTCCGAAGACTGCCCCCGCCGAACAACCATCACCGGTTCCTGAACCGGCCGAGGCCAACGCGCTCGCGACCCAACTCGAAGCAGTCTCCACCGCGCTCGTCAAAATCGACAAGGTCGCGGCCGGCATTGCGGACCTTCGCGCGAAATACGGCAGCGTTGTATTTGATGTCACGACCGTGAAGGGCATGAAGGAAGCGTGCGAGGCGCGCGCCGAGATCCGTGAGCCACGCTACGAAGTAGAGCGACTGCGTAAGGCTGCCAAGCGCCCAATACTGGACCTGGGCAAGAAGTTGGATACCGAGGCCGAGCGCATCACGAACGAGCTGCTGGCGATTGAGAACCCGCTCGACTTGCAGATCACGGCCGAACAGACGCGCAAGGAGGATGAGAAGAAAGCGCGTGAGGAAGCTGAGCGCAAGCGCATCGAGGACATCCACAGCCGTATCGAGAACGACATCCGTCAGGCCGCATTCGCCGCAACCAACCGCAAGGCTGCAGAGATCGAGGTTCTCATCAAGGATGTCGTCGCCATCGAAATCAACGAGTCCTTTGCGGAATTTCGTCAGCAGGCCGAAGGCGCGAAGGCCACCACGCTGATCCGACTGCGCGCGGCGCTGGCGAATGCGCAAGCGATGGAAGCCGAGCAGGCGCGTTTGGCTGCGGAGCGGGCCGAAAACGAGCGGGTGCGCAAAGAGAATGAGGCCAAGGCCGCGACGGAGCGAGCGCGCATTGCCGAAGAGGAGCGAGTTGCGCGCGAAGCCCGCGAACAGGAAGCGGCCGAACTACGGGCCGCTGCTGAGTTGAATCAGATGCGCATGTCCGAGATCCAGGGCATCCAGCAGCAAGTCATCATCGCGCAGTGTGGTCGGCTGGGCGTGCGCCAGGGTGGCACCATCGAGTGTATCCGCGACACGTTGGCCGAGACCGAGGTGTGGCCGATCGAGGAGACCGGCTTCGGGCCGATGACCGGCATGGCGCAGGCCGCTAAGGATCAAGCCCTCACGGCCATCCGCGAGCTGCTCGCTGCGGCGCAAGCCAGGGCGGCTGAGGATGCGGAGGCTGCTGCGGAACGCCAACGCATCGCAGAAGAAAACTTCAACCTGCAGGCCCGCCGAGAGGAGCAGGAGGCCGAATCCGCACGGCTCGCCGCGGAGCACGAAGCACGGGTGCGCAAGCAGGCCGAAGCGGACGCCGTGCGTGAGGCCGAGGCTCAGCGCATCACCGATGCACGCGAGCAGCTAGAACGCGACCAGGCGGCACTGAAGGCAGAGCGGGAGAAACCAACGGCCGATGTCGTCCCTTTGCCACAAAAGCTGATGGTGGGCGAGGACTTGCCCGAGGTGTCGGTCACAGTCGGCGGCGAATCGATACCGTCAACACGGGAGACGACAGCCGAGGCCGACTACATCGACATCGTGTTCGACGGCCCACCCAGTCACGAGAGCGGGCGATTCGTCGAAGTCGAGGACGCCAGCGGCAAGAGCATTTCGGCCGGCGAATGGATCGAGCGGCCCGACAAGCTGTGGGCGCTGCGCATTCCTCGGCCGTTGGAGGTGGAGGATGATCCTAACTCTCTGCTCACCACCATCCGCCTCACCGAATATCTGCCCATGGAATCGGTGTGCAAATTCGCGAAGGAATGGGCTGTCTTTCAGGAGCGGGACAGCAAGTTGGATCAGAAAAAGGATCGCAAGTTGGCGGCGGCTGCGCGCGAGGCGGAGGCGAATTTGCTCGCAGTCGTGGAACAGTTGCCGTGACTAAGTGCCAAATAGAAAGTTGCGGTCGCGGAGCAAAAAAGCGCGGGATGTGCCCCATGCATTACCTGCGCTGGTGGAAGCATGGCGATCCGCTTTTCATTCCTGTCCGATCCTTCAGGCGACCTGTGAGGGACCGCCTATTCGCCAATACCGTAACGCTGCCGTCGGGTTGCATTGTTAAGGTCGGCACTAAAGAAGGGGATGGATACGCGCAACTACAAATCGATGGGCAAATTCAACTCGCTCATCGTGTCGCCTTCGAACTTGAGCATGGAACGATACCGGACGGCGTTGACTGCTTACACCGTTGTGACAACCCACCTTGCTTCAATGAAGCGCATTTATTTCTGGGCACTCAACTTGACAATACCCGCGATATGATCTCGAAAGGAAGGCAAATCATATTGCGAGGCGACGCGGCCCCATGGTCGAAACTTACAGCTGATGATGTTCGGTCCATCCGGTCTTCCACTGAAACAAATGTGGCGTTGGCCGCAAAGTTTAATGTCTCACCGACTTGCATTTCCAAGGCTCGCACGGGGGCAACATGGGCAACGCTATAATAATTGACACCGAGACCACCGGCATTGATGAGCCCGATGTCATTTCCCTCGCCGTTGCCGGCCCCTTCGAATCGCCCACCAATCTGAGCGGCTCGATGAGCCTACAGAAATTCAAGCCCTCCAAGCCCATCACGTTGGGCGCCATGGCAACGCACCACATCATCGATGAGGACTTGGTTGACTGCGAGCCGTGGCCCGGTCACTGGTCCGCGCCCGAAGGTGTTGAATACCTGATTGCGCATAATTGCGATTTCGACTGGAAGGCGGTGGGCTCGCCGGATGTGAAGCGCATCTGCACGCTCGCCCTCTCGCGCCATCTGTGGCCGGAAGTTGACTCTCATTCGCTCGGTGCCATGACCTACTACCTGCAGGGGCGGGTGCAAGCCCGAGAGCTGTTACGGCGAGCCCATAGCGCGGACCAGGATGTCTATCTGTGCTCGTTATTGCTGGATGAGATCCTCAAACGCATTCCCGGCACGATGAGTTGGGACCAACTGTGGCAGGCATCCGAGAAAGCGCGCGTGCCGATCTTTTTATCCTTTGGCAAATACGGTCCGCACGAACCGTGGGCGAAGGCGCACGGCGGCCCGATGAAGTGCGCGGACGTGCGTCGGCAGGACCCCGGTTACTTCTCCTGGCTCATGAACAAATGCGATCAGGTGAAGGATGATCCGTATCTACGAAAAGCACTCGGTGGTGCGTCATGACCGCTCCTCGCTCCAACTGGCGCCAAATCGCTTGGAACTGCGGATTCGTTCTGCTGGGGTCGGCGCTGGCGGTTGCGGTGTTGAAATGCTCATGACCTCCTTCTCTCCCCGGACGAGCCCCGATAGATGGCCCTGAGCTTCAAACAACTGTGCCAACTGCTTGATTGCAAGCAGGCTGCGAAGCTGAAACGGGTGTTGAAGCAGCGCGGCATCCACTGGTCGCTGGATGGCAACGGCAAGCCATGGACTACCGAAGCGCAGCTGGATAAGGCAATCTCCCCGGAAAATCGTGTCCTCACCTTCACGAGGCCGCCGTGTCCGAAGAAGAACAGCCGCAGACAACCCCGCTCCCGTCAGGCGTGCGCGAAAAGCACGGCTCCTGGCACTACGTCCGAAAGCACAAATGGACAAAGTTATGTCGAATAGACGAAGGACGTGCGCGGCTCTACGAGCGCCTCGCGGATGTCATCGGCAATTGCGAGGACTCCGTATGGTTCGGGATCATCGCGTATCTGAAGAACGGGATGGGCGAGCTCGCCGAGGCGACGCAGAAGCACTATCGCAACGACGGGTTGCGGATGATGCATCACTTCGGACACCACCGATGGGAGGACGTGTTCCCGACTCACTGCAAACAATTTCTGTTCTGGTGCGTGGAGGAAGGCCGAGCGACCACCGGCAACCGGGAAGCCTCGTTCATGTCATCGGTGTGGGAATACGCGATGGGCAAAGGCTGGGCTCTCTACAATCCATGGCGAGGCATGCGACGCAACACGGAGCGGCCGAGCAAGGTGTATGTCGAGCATCCGGTACTCGTGAAGGAACTGGATCGCGCGCCGCCCGAGTTATATGCGCTGATGGCAACGGCCTATCTGCTCACGATTCGCCAGACAGACCTGCGCTTGGTGCAGAAACCGCAACGGGTGCGAATGCGCGACGGAAACGGCGAGAAGCAGATTCTGCAGATTACCGAGAGCAAGACCGGCAAGCACAACGATCACGAGATCACGCCGACCGTGGCGCTGATGCTGGACAAGGCGGCCGAGCACCAGGAGGCCGTCGCCCAACGTTACGAGATCGCCGCGGTTCGGCTGGACAAGTTGAGCCAGAAGCGACGGGCGGAAGTGAGCCGGCAACGGGCCGTCCAGGTGCGCGCGCAGCCGTTCATTTTCCTCAGCGAGCGCGGGCTACCTTGGAGCGAGTCGGGACTGCAAAGCGCACTGCGGCGCTTCAATGCGGAGTTTCAATTCAGGCAACTGCGGCCAAAGGGGCAGACCGATGCCAAGGGAAAATCCACCACGGGACACACGGGCCAGATGCTCGAGGTGTACCTACGCCGCCGGCAACTCCGGGCGGTGAAGTGACTGTCTCCCAAGACGGGAGACAGGTGGACATAAGGGTTCCACGTGGAACGCAAGTCATTGAATTTGGTGGGCCGTGTAGGAGTCGAACCTACGACCAAGAGATTAAGAGCCCACAACTTTTCACGCGACTGATTTGGAATCAAACACTTACAGAGCCCACTGTCTCCCAATGGGCTAGTTTGGTTCCACATCGATCCGGTTCGGGCCAGCGCGGAAGACGCACATGACTCGCCGCGCCTACCAAGCTGAATACTACCAACGCACGAAAGCGCGCCGGCTGAAACTCGCCCGGGATCGCGACCAAGTTCAGCGCTGGACCGGATGGCTACTCACCGAACTCCGCGCCGCTGGCGTGTTGAGCGCTTCATACAGTACTCAAGCGTCAACTTCGCTTCATGGACAGCCAATCGCCACGGCGCGAATGTTGTCCGATGGACACCGAAACAACACCGACGACGGCGGTAACCGTCAACGAAATCCTCTTCCGCTACGAACGGGACTGCCTGCCGGAGCTCGCACCGCGAACCCAAATCGACTACGGGCGTCACCTGGTCACGCTGCGAGCGGTCTACGGATCCGCGATTGCCTCCGCACTGGAGCCGAAGGATTTCGGGGAATTCCTGAACGTCAAAAAGGGCAAGGTGCAGCGGGTCAAGCAGCTGGCGGTTCTGTCGGCCGCGTTCACCCATGCCGTCAGCTTCTGGTATCTGATCCCGCGCAACGTTCTGCGAGATGTGAAGCGGCCGAAGTCGAAGCCGCGCGATCGGCTCGTGACGGCCGAGGAATTCGCCGCGGTCCGATCGTCGGCGCCCTACCGGATCCAGCTTGCCATGGACCTCGCAGTAATGACCGGGCAGCGCCAAGGCGACTTGCTCGCCATGAAGTGGGCCGATATCCGCGGGATGGAAGTCCACGTCTATCAGACGAAGACCGGCAAGCGACTGGCGATCGAGGTCACACCGGACCTCGAGGCGGCGCTCGACAAATGTTGGCAGCTGCCAACCCGCGGCGAGTACGTGCTCTCAGCGCGTCACTGGCAGCGCTACACCGGGGAAGGCTTCCGGGCGATGTGGCAACGGAATATGAGGAAGTACGTTGCGCGCGGCGGGACTCGCTTCACATTCCACGACCTGCGCGCATTGGCGGCTACACGCTGCTCGACTCCGGAGATCGCGATGCGTCTCCTCGGTCACTCAAACATCTCAATGACTTTGCGTGTCTATCGTCGCGGAGTCGAACACGTGAAGGCGCTAGGACTGACACAACAATAACAGAGAGCGCACTCCAGTACGCCCCGTCCACCTTTTCACCACTCCACCCTACCCCACGAGTCATCGCACATGAAACGAGTCCTCGCCCTCTTCACCCTCCTCGCCCTCGGCGCCCTGGCCGATGCGCAAACCACCGTCACGATCCCGGCTCAGACCGCGTGCAGCACCCTGCCTGCGCAAACCGTCTGCGTAACGCTACCGGCCCGTACGTTGCCCGTGACCGCCGGCACCGTCACGCCACCCACCTGCACGGCGCCACAGGTGTTGGTCAATGGTGTTTGCACGACACCTGTTACTACGCCGCCACCCGCCGGCGTCACGTGGATGTATCTGAACGGCGTGAAGACGCTCGCCGGGGATTTCACAGGTCAAAACACCAGTGTCAACTACAACCATACGGTTACCGGCAATCAGTTCCAGGGACACACGCAGGACATCCAACTCACGACCAGTGGCGCAGGGGTGCAATGGCCATACTTCCTGCCGTACTTCGCCGCCAATTACAAGCTGCCGAATCCCGGTTGGACGAAGTTGCTGCTCTCACTCAAACCCACCGTAAGCGGCCAGGTCTTTGGGCTGCACATGGAGCGCGTGGGAGATCAGCCATTGCCTGCGGTGGAACTGATGGCCTACGGACCCGCGAGTGTGGCAGGGGTGTGGGGTTCCTATGTCATCCCGTTGAAGGACCTGGGCACCCTCGGGGATGCGACGCTCTACAAATTTCTCTTGCAGGACCACTCGGCCACCTCAGCCGGCTTCGAGCTAGATGCGATTGGCCTTCAATAAGGACAACCCACGTGAAATACAACAATAAGAAACATCAGGCCCTGGACTGGCTGCTAGCGGTAGCCGCCGTCCTGATCGTCCTCGCGATCATGTACTTTTTGCCGAAGGACTTGCCGCTGTGAGGCAGCGACCGCCCAGTAACGGTGCAGTTGTGTTTGTTCTGCTAGTCATAGCGTTCCTGCTGTGGGCACTGACACACAACCACCCATGAACGTCATTCGCTGGACGAATGAGCGTCTCTACATATCAATTACTTAGGAGACAAACATGAAAGACGGTGAAGTTGATATCTCTGGAATCAACAAGGCGGAATTGCTGGCCGCGCTGTTCAACGGCTCGCAGCAGCAGGGAATGGGATTCTTTCAGGTCGCCGGTGCCCGCGAAATGAGCGTGGAACAAGCTCGCGAGATCATTGCAAAACACCCTGAACCCGATCGCCTGTACTTCGACTACCTGCACGGCCGGGTGATGAAGGTCGGAATCGGCGGTGATGTTCTCGGAACTCGCCTCTATGACCGCGATCTCGGCCAGGGAGCGGCGGAGCGAGTCGTCGCGAGGCTTCGACAGCAGCAGGCAGCGGCGTGAACGAAGGTGCTCCCATGGCCGATGAGCGTGCGCTCGCGATCGATCTCTTTTGCGGGCTGGGTGGTTGGACTGACGGCCTACTCGCCGAGGGGTACTACGTGGTTGGCTTCGATAACACGCAGCACATCTACGGTGAGCACCGCTATCCGGCACAACTGGTGCTGCAGGACGTTCTGACGCTCCACGGACGGCAGTTCAAAGATGCCTCATTGATTGTCGCCTCGCCTCCTTGCCAGGCGTACAGCTATCGGGCGATGCCCTGGAAGCGCGCCAAGGCACTTCCGCCGCCAGACAACTCACTGTTCGAATCGTGCTTTCGGATCCAGCATGAAGCATCCGAAGCGGCTGGGCGCCACGTCCCTCTGGTGGTCGAGAACGTACGCGGGGCTCAAAAGTGGGTCGGGCGAGCTCGCTGGAACTACGGCAGCTTCTATCTGTGGGGCGACGTGCCGGCGCTCATGCCGATGATTGTGCAGCGCGATTCAAAGGTCCCCGGCTTTCGCTTTGACGGGAGCGGCCGCAGTTTCCAATCGGCTGCGGTCGGCCATACGAAGAACGGAGGCGGCAGTTGGTTCAAAATCGCACATAACACGACGAGCGGCCATGGACAGAATCCAGACGGGCGGCTCTGGAAGCGCGACCCAGTGGCTTCGCAGGCATCCGGTAGCAAAGCGCGCAAATTCGCTTCCGCCCAGATTGCCAAGATCCCCTTGCCGTTGGCGCGTCACATCGCCGCCACCTACAAACCGAGGCTCGCAGCATGAGCACATCCGACAACATCGCTCGTCCCACTGAGGAGGAAGTCATGACTCCGGTGCAACAGCGAGCGGCCGAGCGTCATGATTTCGACGAGGATGCGGTATGCATCCGCTGCGGGTTCGACGGTGCTGAATGGTGGCACCTCGAAAAGCTGAAGCCGAAGGAGGAGCGGAACGAGGCGCCATCGTGTGACCGCGAACCGCCCGACCCGGACGGCGAATGTTACAGAGGTCGCGAATACGCCAGCGCCTTGGCTGAGCAACAGGCGCAAGCCAAGAGGTTCAAATGAGTGCTACGACTGAGAAGCGTTCGAAACGTCGCGCCGCCCCGTGGGAGCACGTTGGGAATCGAGTTCGCTGGGATCATCCGCAGCGCTGCACGATTAGCTATCCGCGCCCTGAGCAAATCATGCGGTGTGTCTATCTGGCTTCGCACGAAGGTGCGCATCTGTACGGCAACTATGGCGAATCAGGGGTTATTCCTGTGTCGGGTCAGCCGGGAAGTCGCTCATGACCTCCCACTGCGATCACGGCACCCCGCTCACCGAGGACTGCGGGAAGTGCTGGGAGATGGTGGAGCGGATGAAGGAGGCACGCACTGCTGCGGCCTTTCCGATTGTCCACTCAAATGGCGTTGATTCGTGGACTCAGCAGCCGGGCCTATCGAAGCGCGAGTGGTTCGCTGGGCTGGCGATGCAGGCGCTCGTTTCAACCGGTGATTGGGAGAATCCGCAATACGTGGCTGTCGGTGCGATCAAATTTGCTGATGAGCTTTTGAAGGAGTTAGCCAAGTGACCGTAGAGCACATCCCTGCAGAGGAGAGCGTCGAAGAGCGCTTTCAGAATCCCGTGTCACAGGTGATGTTCCGGGCCGGGTTACTGGCCGCGCGGGAGTCGCTGGCGCGCTTTGTCGAGCAAGGCGGCGACGCCAATACCGCGGCGTCGATCCGCGCCAACTGGTGGCCCGCGCTCTGCCCTGATCCCGGTAGACCTCGGCGCCACAACTGGGATGAAGTTGCTGACGGAGGCGAGGAAGGCCCGTGGACTGCGAAGTCATTGACGGCAGAGCAAGAGGCGCTTCCGCAAGCACTCATTTTCCTGCTCAGCGTCTGCGGCCACAAGTTGGAGGAATACGAGTCATGAGCGAGCTTCGTACCGAAGATGAGAGGCTCAAGCGCCTGCGCATTCTGGCGGGTAGCTCCATAGTCGGGGCTGACCTGAAATGGTTGCTGTCTGAATACGACGGTCTGCGCGAGCTACTCGATACGCCGGAAACC